GGCGTTCGTCTACCCCCACCCGAATGCCATGGGGGAACTCAAGGCCGAGATCCCGACCTACTACGTCAAGGAAGGGCCGATTCGGGCTCTTGTGCTCAGCCGGATGGTCGATTTCACGCTTGAGCAACTGTCCGCGCGCGGCGTCTTCAAGGTCGATATCGAGACCAGCGCCGAGCATTCGGCCGGTCGTCTCTGGGAACTAAAGGGTTTCAAGATGGCCAAGATCGGGTATAGCTTGAAGCTGAAAGCGCTTCCGGAGGTGCGATATGCCTGACCTGGGAATTGGTGAAGCCCTCGCGGGCCTCGGTTTGGGTGATGCTCTTGGCTTTGGCAGCCTGTTAGGCGGTGCGGCGGAAGCGGCTCCGGCCATTGGTGCGGGGTTGGAAACAGGGATCGGTACGATCGGCGGTGCCGCGGGCGCAGGTGCCGGCGGTTTGGCCGACATCGTAGGCTCGGGTGCGGGGCTGTTCGGCGGCACTGCTGGTCTTGAGGGCACGGCGCTCGCTGGCGGCGTCGCTGGCGGCATCCCCGAACTGATCGGCGCTGGCGGCGCCACCGCGCTAGGTACCGCGGAAGCGTTCATGGGCGCTCCCGGGGCATCCGGGTTCGGTTCCGGCGCGGCGGCAAGCCCGACGGCGTTCGGCGGTGCGTCTTCCATTGGCGGCGTCCCGGCCAGCTCCTCGCTCAGCCCGTCCGTGGCGAACGCCAATGCAGGCGCCTCGGTGTTCGATACCGGGGCCAATCCGATCACTGGCGTGAGCGGAACAGGCGCTCCCAGCGCGGCGGTCCCGGGGGGCGGCGGTGCTAGTGCGATCTCGGCTCCTGCCGGGGTTTCCGCGCCGGTCGATCCGACGGCGGCTGGCGCTCCTGCCGCTGGGCAAGCAGCAGGTGCCGCACCATCCAGTTCGATTTCCGACCTGCTGAAAAGCACGGGATCCGGGGCGCTCAAGTCGCTGACTTCGAACCCGCTCGGCACTGCGCTCGGCGCGGCTGGCCTCGGCTACAACATCCTGTCAGGACAGAAGCAGTCGGCGAACCAGAAGGCGCTGACGGGCAACGCCCAGCAGGCGACCGCTAATTCCAATCAAATGGTGCAGCAAGGTGAGGCGCTGCAGAAATACCTGACTGACGGCACCTTGCCGCCGGCCTACCAGCAGCAGGTCGACCAGGCGATTCAGGCGGCCAAGACTACAGCTATTTCCAATGCAGCGGCACAGGGACAGCCTACTGATCCTAAGCTGAACACGACTCTTGCACAGAATCTTGCTGCTATCGATGCATCCAAACCGAAAATGCAAACGGAAGTGGCCTCGCAGCTATTCTCGTCCGGACAGGGTCTGATCAGTTCCGGCATGGGGGCGGCTGGCTTGTCAGGCAACCTCTACCAGACCCTGGTCCAAAACGACACCCAGCAGGCGGCGAACACCGGCAAGGCGATTGCCACGCTAGCGGCGGCGCTCAACGGCAAGTCGCAGGCGAACCTCAACGGCATCACCATCAGTCAGGGATAACCGATGGCTGACGTCCAGACCGATGAACCGATCAGGCTGCCCGATCAGGCGGCCGTCGACTCGTGGCGTCGGGGCGTGGATGCGGACCGCGGCGGTTCGCCTTCGACCCCGATCGCCGATCTCGTCCCGCAAGCGGAGGACTCGTCCGTGGGTGGCCTGGTGTCGAGCCTGACCGACCTGCGACGGAAGAAGGTGCAGTCCGATACCCGGATGTCCGCCGAGTCCGACGAGCAACAGTCCCGCGACCGAGCAGTGCGCAACCATGCTTTCCAGATGGAGGGCGTGGCCGCTTCGGAAATGCCCAAGCCCTGGAACGCCGAGGAACAGCACAAGAAGTGGGAGACCAATCCGATCGACGGCTTTGGCTCGATGGGGGGTCTGTTCGCCATGGTGGCGTCCGCCTTCACCAAGGCGCCGATGGAAAACGCCATGAACGGGCTGGCCGGCGCGATCAACTCAACGCGCGAGGCCAATGAGCAGGGTTACCAGCGCGCTTACGACTCGTTCAAGGAGAACGTGAAGCTGGCCGACCAGCGCTTCAAGACCCAGCATGAGCTCTACACTGATGCACTCCAGCTGGGCTCGGCTGACGCAGCGGCATCCGATGCCAAGTTCAGGAATGCCGCCGTCAAGTTCGGCGATAGCCAGATGCTGATGCTGGCCGAGCACGGCATGATCAAGGAAATTTACGAATTGCAGGCGTCGCGCGCGGCAGCACACGAAGCAATGATGAAGTCGTCGGAAGCGATCGACCTGCATACTGTTCAGAAAGCGGCGGTGGACGCCATCAAGATGAACCCGCCGCAGACCGGTGATCCCGTCTCGGACAAGATGCAGCTGGCAGCCCAGATTCAGCGCGTCTACGACGGCGGCGGCAAGTATGGCTCGGCAGAGCAGGAAGCGGTCGGTCGGTACGTTTCTTCGCCTGAGAACATGAAGAAAAGCCCGCAGGAATTCGCGGATGGGCTGGCTAAGGTCCACGAAGAGTTCAGCACGAAGTACCCGAACACCGTGGGGTATCAGGCTGCGCGTCAAGCCGAGATGGACGCCAACGGCGGCAAGATCGATCCCGCGCGCGACGCGCAATTGCTTCAAGCGTTTGGGCTCACTGTATCACGCGGCGGTGCGAGCGGTGGATCGTCGCAAAGCTCGCAGGCGCGCAAGACCCGCGCGATCGAGGAGATTGTCGAGAAGCATAAGGCTGAAGGCAAGCCGATATCGATCGCCGAGGCCGAGCGCGAGTATAACAAGACCGTTCAGATCCCGAGCGCGCATGACGTGCATCAGGATGACGTGCAGTACGACAAAGTCGAACGCATGAAGGACGGGATCACCAAGGTCGAAGGGCTATTGGCCAAGCATAAGTTCATCACCGGAGTCGGCGGCATGCTGACGCGGCCGCTTGAGGCAGTCGCGAACGTTCTCGGATCTAACGAAGCGGATCGCAGACAATTCGAACGTGATGTGCTGGAAATAAAGGAGTGGGGACAATCGGCGCTCATGGATCGCAGCGGACGGCCTCTTTCTTCGGAAGCCTCCGAAGCGGGCAAGATATTCGCAGGGCTGAAGCCGGGTGACACGACCGCCAACACGCTGCGCGCCTACATGGAGCTGCGTCCAATTCTCGCCAAGTTACAAGAACAAATCAAGGCCCGTGGTCAAGGTCGTGGTCCGGTATCCGGCGGGGGCGAAACACCGGCGACGCCACCGAAAGAAGAAACCGGTAAAGACGCCCCATGGCTCCGGGATCCGGTGAAACCCTGATGGATGACGGCCTCCCGCCTCTTGACAGCGAAAGCATGGCGTCCGGCGATCCCGGCGGTGCGGCTGCGCTCGACCTCGGCGCGCAAACCACGAAGTCCAAGGATCTGCGCAAGGTTGGCTCGGCGCAGGACTACGAGGCGTTGCCGCACGGTTCTTCCTATCTGGATCCGGAGGGCAAGCAGCGTTTCAAGGCCATTCGCAACAAGGAAGACTGGCTGGCTGTCGAGGAAGGCGCCGAGTATGCCGATCCGAGCGGCCAGATCCGCACCAAGCCGTTTTATCAGGGCGTCGATTTCAGCGCCCAGGCCCTCTACGACATCGCCCATTCCGACAAAGGCCGGAAGATGGCGCTGGAGAAGTTTTATCCCGGCAAGGTCCGCGAGGACCCGTCGGGCGGCTTCTACATCGAGGACGACGGCGGCAAGCTGCGCAAGCCGGGGCGCGGTCTGAGCGCCGCGACCGGATTTGCTGCGGCTGAGGCGATTCCCGGTGCGCTCGGCGCGCTTGGCAGTGTGATCGGCGGCGGCGTAGGCACCGTGGCCGAGCCCGGTGGCGGGACGGCCGTTGGCGGGGCTGCGGGGGCCTACGGCGGTGGCTACATGGGTCAGCGCATCAACGACATCTTTAGCCAGTTGGCCGGTGTGTATGACCCGGAAGGCGGTGAGGCGAACGCCCGGGTAGCCGGCGTGGCCAGTGCTGCCGGTGATGTCGGTGGCCGCGCTTTGTTCGCCCTTGCCCCGACCTTGAAGGAAGGTGCGCGCGCAGTCGGTAAAGGAGCAGCCAAGACCACTGCCAAGTTCCTTGGAGTAAACCCAGAGAGCCTGGAAACCGCCTTGCCGATCGCGGAAGCCGGCGAGAAGCCGGGCGGTCCGATGGGCTTGTCCAAGCCCGGCACCGCGGTGTCACCGTCAGCGATCTTCGAGTCCTCGCCACACCTGACCAACGTTGCCGAGATTTTGCAGCAGAAGTTCGACAAATCAGACACTTACTTGGCGAACGCCGAGAAGTTCATGGACAAGCGCGCCAAGGAGATCCTGGCCTCTAAGGACATCGGCTCGATCGTCGAGGGCTCGCTGACTCACCCGACCGCCGCGGTGCCGACCGAGAAGGCGGGCATCCTGCTCAAGGAGAGCGCGCAGGCCAAGGCCGTGCAGCAGTCAGCGGAAGCCGACGCGCGCCTGCAGGCCGAGCTCGCCAACCGGCGGGCAGCGGTGGAGACGAAGCACGCCCCCGACATCGAGGCACACCGCGCGCGCAACTCGCAGGTGATCCAGACCGCCGAGCAGGCGAAATCGGCCGCCGATAACCTGGTGCAGGAGGGATTCCACGCAATCGACAAGCAGGCCGATGACGCGCTCAAGGTCGCCAAGGCCGGCTACAACTCGGGCGACCTCTGGCGTACTGTGGCCAAGAGCTTCGTCGACCTGCGAGCCTCAATTCAATCGCGCGCGACCAAGATGTACGGCGACGCCGAGACGGCCGCCGGCGGCCTCGTTCCGCCTGGTTCCAATGGCCTCGCGCAGCCGGCCCAGCAGCTGATTGCGGAATTGCCCGAAGGCTTCGAGTCGCTCCATCCATCGATTGTGCGCAAGCTGCGCGATATTGCGGGCGTCAAAGACGAGAAAACCGGCGAGTGGATCAAGGAGCCGGCCGACGCGACGTGGGTGCAGTTGCACAACCTGCGTTCCCAGATCAGGCAGGACATCAAGTGGAACGACCTGACCTCGGACATCCGCAACGGGACGCTAAAGTTCCTCGACAATAAAATCAATGAGGTGCTTCATCCTGTTGAGGCTGGAGAAGTAGGACACGAAACGATTACCGGAGCCGCTGTAAAATACAGAGGTAAAATATACACGGGGGTTAATCATCAAGCCGCAGTGGAAGCGGCAGCAAAAGCTAATAATATTCCGATTAAAAAAACCATCGATCTCAATACCATGATCGAAGCGGTAGAAGATTCGGAAGGATTCATGACGAGCGCAGGACGCCATGTTGGACGAGAAGAAGCCGCTTCTATCGCTGCTAAAGCCGAGCAAATCGGTAAACCCATAGATGAAGGACGTCTTCATGCCGGCGCTTTAAAAAAAGGCGCGAGCATACAGAAACCTTCCGCAGGCAGTGGCATTCAAGAAGCCTCTCGGCTCCTAAAAATGGCCGATGCCTTCTATCGCGAGAACATGGGCCCGCTGAACCAGCAACAACTCAAGGCATTGGTCCGCGCGCTCGACGTCGGTGGCATCCAGGCCGACCCCAAGGCGTTACTCAAGATCGCGATCCGCGACGGCCAGACCGAGGTTGCCGAGACCATCAAGAAGACGGTCGGGCCTGAGACGTGGAACGCGCTGCGCGCCGCCGATGTCAAGGAGATGCTGGCACAATCCCAGACACTGGCCGGCGATGGTACCTTCGATGGGGTACCGTTCGCGCGCCAAGTGCTCGATCGCAAGCGTAACGGCGTGCTCGAGGTGCTTCACGGTAAGGAAGGTGCGGCACGGTTGGAGCAGCAGGCGCGCTACATCGAGCAGCTGCGTGGCAAGCTCGACGTCAAACCCCGGCCGGGCGATACCGTTAATGACGTCATCCTGCGTGCCCGGTCCGCAGCGGCCGACGCCGAGAACCTCGCCAAGACCGACCCCCTCAAGGCGCTGTCCAACGAGATGAAGAAGGTCGAGGCGGCCACCCGCCGCGAGTTCAAGGCGAACCAGAAGCCCGACCCGCTGGCCTTTCTGACCAATTCCACGGTCGGGGCGAACGCGGCGGTCGACAAGCTGCTCGGCGATCCCGACCTGATCGTGGCGGCGTCCCGCGCCTTCCCGGGCGGCGAGAAGTCGCCTGAGTTCCAGCTGATGCGTCAGGTCTGGACCGAGCGCTTCCTGCGCGAGACCATGGATCCCGGCGAGAAGCTGGCGGCGACGTCTCCCGAGATCCAGGCGCTGATGTTTCCGGGCGTCACGCTCGAGGACATGCACATGCTGGCGAAGGAGATGAAGCTCCTGATGTCCGGTGCGACCACGCGTGGCGGGGGCGGTGATCTCGGCGGCTCGATCATGGCCCAGAGCGCCGTCGAGAACCCCCTTGGACGCGCCTCTGGGCTCGGAAAGCTAGCTGGGCCCGCCAAGGTGCTGCCCGGCGTCAATTTCGCCGCCCGCGCGGGCCTGACCGCCTACTACAACATGGTCCGGGGCCTGCTGACGTCCCCCTCGACTTTGCGCTGGCTCCGGAAGGGGTTACAGTCCCGCGACCCTGCCGCCAGGGAGAGCGCCCGCGCCGAGCTGCAGGCGGCCCTCCAGAAGGGCGGGGCCATGGGGGCATCGACCGGAAGCAGCCTGCATCAGTACTCGCAGCAGCCGGATCAGGGAGTACTTGAGTGACCGACTTTCTGACCGAGTACGAGGCGTTGGCGACCCAGGTGGCCGAGGAGGCGCGCATGGCGTCCACCGCGCTCGGCGACCGGATCGACGCGCTCAAGGCCCTGACGCCGTTTTACGTCCAGAAAATGAAGAACATGAAGCCGGTCAACGAGAGCGACCCTTTCCCCAATTTCGACAGTTTCCAGTCCAGTATCCACGCAACGGAGACCACAGATGGCGATGACGAACCCGGGCTTCGAGGTCGTAGGCGGAACGGAAACTGAGGCGCCGAAGCCCGACAACGGTGCTGCGGTTCGGATGCTCACATTGGCGCTCGCAGCGCTGTCCCAGCGGGCGCTGGTCGCCGTTGCCGACCTCTTCACTCTTCTGACGGTGGGCTCGGCCTTCTGGCTGTGGAGCTCAATCCCGGCGCCGAACGACCGGCAGATCATAGCACTGTCGATCTATGCGTGCTTCGTGCTCGCGGCTAACTGGATCGTGAGGAGGAAGTGATGCGACGCTTTTTGAAGAAACTGGCGCTCGGCGTCCTGCTCGCCCTGCCGTGGATCGGTGCCGCGTGCGCGGCCGAGGTCGATATCTATTGCGTGGTCAATCCCACCGCGCCGCCGTACCAGTGGACGCCTTGCCAGTCCGGCTTTCCGCTTTCAACCGTCAATATCGGACCGGATTCGCAAGCATCGCTGTCGTTTGCCAACGGCCAGCCGTACAGTCTGCTGGCCGAGGATTTCGGTTCCGGCACGCTCAACACCTCGACCCGCTGGAACCGGTCGATCACCGGTGGCGGCGGCAACGCCACTGCAGCAACCAACTCCGTAGGCGCGACCACAATCGGTACCGGTACCACCGCGAACGGCTGGTCCACCCTCATCAGCCAGCGCACGATCTGGGACCGGAATCCCGGTTACAACTACTTCCAGGAAAACATCAACATCCCGATCCCGACCGTCACGCATGCGTACATGCTGTTCGGGTTCGTGGGCTTTCCCTTTACATCAGGCCTGCCGTCGCCCACGCTTGCGACCCCGGCGCAGAACGCTGCGGCATTCGAGATCGGCGTTACCGGCAAACTCAGTGCCGTCACGTTCGCTTCCGGCACCCGGCAGCTGATCGCCGATCTGTCGGTCGCGCAGGGGCTGACCCCGGGATCCACTCAGGTTTCGTCCGGCGTCCCCGGCACCTACACCGGCGGATGCGGCTGCATTCCGCAGATTTCTGCGCCCAAGAGCGCCGGGCTGACCATCACCGACAGCTACAAATACGTGATCGTCTTCCGCGGTGACAATATCCTCTGGTACATCGAGCAGCCGACCGGCAACCTCGGTCTGGTCGCCTACACCACGCGCGGCGCGGTCGGCCTCGACGTCAATCAGGTCACCGTTGGCCACCTTGCCTTGGCCGATGCGACAGGACCGTCGGCAACCGCGACGATGCAGATCAATCAGGTGACGGTCGGAGACACCGGCAAGAATCCTGAGCCGGGGTTCGATCGGTCGGTCTATCCGCAGCAGACTCTGACCGCCGTCAACGATGCGGTCGGCATCAGCGCCATGGGCGCGGGTGCGTGCACGTTTACGACCGTGTCCAACACCAACGTCACCCTGGTGTTCGAAGCGACCGATCCGAACGGAACGAACTGGACGGCTGTAACCGGGTATCCGTGGGGCGGCGGGCCCGGTATTCAGACGGTGCCTTCCGGTACCAACGGGCAATGGACCATCCCCTGCGCAGGGTTCAACCAGGTACGCATGCGGGTCACTGTAATCGGTGCGACACCGACCGTGACGGCAACTGCGGAAGCAGGGGTTGGCACGCCGGGGACGACGAATGTCGTAGCGGCTGCCGCCGTTGGAATCACGCCGACTGACCGCACCATTACCTCGGCAACCGGGTCTTCGCAAACGCTCGCCGCAGCTAACGCTTTCCGGCACTCGCTGACGATCGAGAACACCGGTAATGCCAACTGCGGGGTCAACCCCACGGGCGGTACCGCGGCGATCGGCGGAGCCGGCACGCTGACCCTCGTTCCAACAGGCTCATACACTCCGCGCATCCCGTCACTGGCTGCCATCACTGTGATCTGTACGTCCGGGCAATCGATCTATGGGGATGAAAACTGATGCGCTATTTTCTCGTTTTCATTCTCGCCCTGTTTATCTCGAATGCGCAGGCGCAAACCGGGGACGTGTCCAATCCTCCGGGGCAAGGGGCATGGACCACGTACACGCCTACAGCTACTTGCGGCGCAGGAACGATCACGACCGACACTGTAGCCGGAAGATTCAAGATCATCGGCAAGACCATCTTCGTGCAAATAAACCTGAGCATTTCTACCTTGGGAACCTGCACAGGAAACGTCACTTTCAACTTTCCGACCGGCGGCACCGTCAATGCGACGGGAAGCGAGTACGTGGGGTCGGCGATCAACACCACGACTGGAGCGTCCGTTCCTGTTTTTGCCTTGACAGGCGTGGGCATCGCCATGTTTTTCGCGGCGGCGCCTACTGCCGTCCAGTATTTCGTGACGATAACCTACGAGACGACGTGAGGGACAACAGCCGTGCTTAGAAAAATCCTGCCATTCGTCGTCCTGCTTTTCGCCACCTCGGCCTTCGCACAAAGTGTTCAGCAGTCGGGCACCGTCACCAACAAACATATCCCCTACTGGGTGACATCAGGCGTGATCGCCGACGGCGGCAGTGCCACCGACAGCCCGATTTCCACGATGGGCGTCACCAATAATGGTGGTGCCGGTTTCTGCGTTTCCAGCGATCGGCAGTCAGCGGCGGGACGCAACCAGCTCTGTTTTGGTGCTTCCACGGCTGCCGCTGCCACCATCACCCTGCAAAACTACGGCACGGCTGCTGCGCAGGCTCTGAACTTCGTCATCAATGGCGTGATGCAAAGCTTCATTGCCGGCACCGGAACTTTTACCGCCGGGCATATCCCCTGCTTCCTGAACTCCACCGGCACCATCCAGGACTGCGGTCTGGCCGCGTCCGCAGGCACGATCACAACGGGCGTCTGGAACGGAACGGCTGTTGCCGTGGGATTCGGCGGCACCGGAGGCACTACGCAGGCAACGGCACGGACTGGGCTCGGCCTTGGTACGATGTCCACTCAGAACGCCAATGCCGTAGCCATCACCGGTGGAACGGTGACTGGATTGCCGACACCGACTGTCGCTGCCGACGCTGCGATAAAATCCTACGTCGATTCGGTGGCGACCGGCTTGAACATTCTGGCTCCTAGCAGGCTCGCAACTGCGGCCGTGCTTCCCAACAGTCCGACCTATAGTAACGGCGCGTCTGGCGTCGGCGCCACGCTGACTGCCGGATCTGCTACGACGCTTACGGTGGACGGGACACTGGTCAACGCAAGCGACGTGGTCCTGGTAAAGAATCAGGCGGCGCCGGCCCAGAACGGCATCTACACACTGACCACGGCGGGTGGGGGCGTGGCATGGGTGCTGACCCGGGCCACTTACTTTGACCAGGCCGCCGAGATGAAGGTCGGATCGTACACTTTCATCACTGCTGGTGCGGCCAACACCAATGCCTCTTTCACCTTGCAATCGACCGTTACGACGGTCGGCACCGATGCCGTGACGTTCGTGCAATTCTCATCGACCGGTTCGGGGGTGACCAGTCTGGGCGGATCAACCGGCACCATCACACTTGGCGGCGGGTTGGCGATCTCTGCGAACGCGCTGAACACGGCAGGCGGAATTGATTCCAATGTGATCAATTCAGTCGGCGGAAATTACACCGTTCTGACAACTGATGCTGGCAAGACCATTAACGTTTCGGGCGGACCATTCACGGTAACGCTTCCCGGTGTCGGCGGATTCGGCACCACCGATGCGGTCAGCGTGTGTAACGCCAACGCCAACTCGATCACCCAGCATGCTGTCCTGTTGAGCGGCTTTCCCAACCCCATCCTATCCCGTTTGTATATGAATCAGTGCGTCACCGTCGCCATCGAGAACGGAGTGTGGGAAGCCAAGATTGTCCCGGGAAGGTTCAGGCCTGCATTTATACCAACCTTGTTTGTCGATACCGGAGGCAGCGATACCAATGACGGACTGGTGTCCAATGCTCCCGGTAACGCGTTGCGTAACTCCAATACTTGCCCCGTTGTATTGGGACAGGAATACGATCTTCTGTTCTTTCAACCCATCTGTTCTTTAACGACGGGGCAAGTCTTTGGTCCTGTCGCCATTACCGGGCAATTCGTCAATTCTTCTGTCATGTACTTCAATGGAAACGGAGGCAACTCCACGGTAAAAGCTACTGCGGCGACGGGCACTTCCGCCTTATTCCTCGCAGATTTTGCGCCATATGTGATTTCCGTCAACATGACGTGGGATTGCACGGGCGGTCTGTCCACTGGAGCGGGCTGCACAGCGCTTAGCTTGCACCAGCAAGGCGGAATGGATCTAAATTCCGGAACGGTACTTTCAGGCAATTCGGCAGTTCATGTCGGCCTTAGTTGTGACAGCATGTGCAAGGTTAACGGCGGTGCGACGATTACCTTGTCAGGCACGCTGTTGAACGGCATGGTCGGAAATCTCGGAAGCATGTTCAACCTGGGAGGTGGCATCACCCTTGCCAACAGCACCGCGATCAGTAGTGATATCGTTCTGCTGACCGGAGGAAGCCAGATGAATTTCAGCGGCGGACTTACTGCGGGGTCCGGCATCAGTGTCAGTGAGATCTTCGGGGTTCGCGGAAATGGATCTCAGGCTTGCCTATCGAATCTTACCGTATCCGGATCATTCGGCGCCGCTCGCCAGTGGGGGGTGCTTAACAACGGACAGCTGATCAACACCAGCGCACAAGTCGTCCCCGGCAGTACTTCGGGGATCAACACGCTGGCGACGTGGGGCAACGGCATTGTCGTCAATTCAGGCGCGAGCGCAGGAGGCTGCTGATGAAATTCATTCTTCTTACGATGATGTGTGCGTTCGGACCATGCTATGCTGGTGAACTGCTGCCGCTGGCCAACATGCCTCTCGCCGAAAAAGCCGATGTCCTCCAGGCAGCAAAGGACAGCGGGCTTCATATCGTGTGGAAAGACGAGCCAGATGCCTACATCAAAGGCGACGAACGCCAGAAGTGGGGCAGCGTCTGGTCAGATGAATCGCGGCTGATGCCGTTTTGGGAAGCGTACCGCAAAATAGGACGCGACCGCAAACCGAAACCGTAACTGATGGCCTTCGTCAACGCCCTCTTCAACCTCTGGCCGTCCGGGGACAAGCACATCCCCGGGCTTCGTGACGGCATCGCCGCGGCGGCGCCGACCGTATTTCCGAAGTACGGGATCACATCGAACCTGCTGATCTGTCACGTCATGGCCCAGATCAGTCACGAGTGCGGGGCCGGCCTCGAGGTCGAAGAGAATCTGAACTACTCGGCCCTGCGAATGACCCAGGTCTGGCCGCACCGGTTTCCGACCATCGCTAGCGCGATCCCCTTCTCGCACAACCCGCGGCTTCTCGCCAACAAGACCTACAACGGGAGAATGGGCAATGCTCTCAATTCCAATGACGGATGGAATTATCGAGGTCGAGGAGCTACGCAAACAACTGGACACGATGGGTATAAGGCACTTGGTGAGAAGCTGGGACTCGATCTGCTTCTCCGTCCGGACACCGTCAATGACCCATCCCGTTTTCTTGAGTGCGGGGTTGCGGATTTCGTCCTTTGCGGCTGCCTCCCCTACGCCATTCGAGACAATATAGCACTGGTCACCCTGAAGCTAAACGGCGGCTACACGGGTCTTTCCGAGCGAATCGCGTGGTTCAAGCGGTGGAGGGCGGCTCTGCCGCTGGACTAGGGAACTCAATTGTGGCACGTTCGCCACAACTTCACCGGAGACCTCTCCAATGTACACCGCATTCGACAAGGCGATCGTCGGCCTGATCATGGCCGGTGCCGCCGTCGCCAACTATTTCGGCTTCCACTTCGGCCTGACCGAGTCCAGTGTCAGCGGGATCGTCGGCATCCTCACCCCCATCCTCATATACTTTGTCCCCAACCTTCCGAAGGATCAGGCATGAAGAAGCTCATTCTGGTCGGCGCCGTCGCGCTGACCCTTGGCGGCTGCGCCACGCCGTTCGGCACCACTCTGAAGAACATCGGCACTGCCATCTCGGTCGGCACCGTCTCGATCGCCAACCCGGTGACCCCGACCCGGCTGAACCAGATGGAAAGCGCGATCACGTTGGTGTTCGCCGGCCTCAACACCTGGCGGGATACCTGCGTCAAGGGCATCATCCCGGCCTCCTGCAAGCAGCAGATCAACGCCGTGCAGGTTTACACTCGCCAGATCCCGCCCTACCTGGCGTCACTGCGCAGCTTCGTGAAGACCAACGACCAGGTCAACGCGGTCGCTGTCTTCAACAATCTCGCCAATCTGGTCGAGACCATCAAGACCCAGGCTGCCGCCGGCGGCGCACCGATCGGAGGCTGATATGGACATCATGGCAATTCTCGAACTCGTGTCGAAGGGACTGACGGTCGTCTCCATGATTGAGCAGGCGGGGCAGACAGTCGCCCCAGCCGTCAAGGTGATCGCCGACCTCGTCACCGGCGCATCGGCCGGCACGGTGACCGCGCAGCAACTGACCGACACCGAGACCGCTCTCGACAAGATGATTTCCGACTTCAACCTGCCGCTCTGAGAGGCAGGAAGTCATGAGCGACGGATCGATCGACCTTCGGTTCGTCCGCAACAAAGGCTGGAAGTACAGCGTCGTGGCGTGGCGAGGCCTGATATGTTCGCCGTTTACGCCTACGCATGTCGAGGCCAGGACGAAGCGCAACACCTATCTCGGCATGCACGGCAAGCCGCACGATGGCTTCCCGGCGGGGATGGTCGAGCGCGCCGTGGGCTACGACGATGGCAAGGTCTACGTCATGCCGGACGGCCGACGATGCGACATCATCGTCTCCCTGCCCTGCACCAGGGACCAGGAGAACATATTTTACGCCTTCCTGGAGAAGTCGATTGGCGAGCCTTACGACTGGTGGGCGCCATGGACTTTCCTCTTGGGAGGGCATTACCATCACAAGTTCCATTCGACATGCGCGGCCAAAATCCACATGGCCTTGCGCGCATGCCGTTATTTCCGCTGGCCGACGTCGAGACCTGCGCACGAGTACGACCCGGCCGATATTCTTGCTATCCTGTCAACCCACGTAGAAATACCACATTGAGGGTGGATAGATGCATGACCTGCTGTCTTATATCCACACGCAACTCATTCTCGTTGGTGTCGGCGGCGGGTTCCTTCATGCGCTCCACGAGCGCAAGATCGATCCGCGCGAGATCGCCCGCTACATTGCGGCCGGCGCACTGGTTTCGAACTTTATCGTGCCTTTGGTGTTGATCTTCGTGCCCAGCATTCCGGAGGAGGCCAGTGGCGGTATCGGGTTCATCATGGGGTATGGGGTTTTCCGCTTCTGCCGATTCGCCGACAGTTACCTGGACAAAAACCTGAAACCGTTCGAAGGACCAGAGCATGAATGACCTGTTCAACCTCGTCGCCGCTACCTGCATCCTGCAGATGGCAGTCGTGCTGGCCATGGTGGAAGCCGATCGCGACTATAAGCGCGAATCGCTGCGCATCATCTGGTCCCGCCGAGCCGGATTCGGCGCGGGCGCCGCGACTCTGATCTATTCCGGGATCACCCACAACTGGCAGATGGCAGCGTTGCTGATGGCAAGCGCGTGCGTCGTCATTTTCAGCGTCAACATCATATCGCTGCGGACGCGCAACAAGCCGCCGCTCCACGGTCACCGCCTGCTGGCCCGTACCGCGAACTTCTGGAGACGCTATCCGTGACCTGCAGCCCCAGTGAGTGGACAACAATCGTTACCGCCTTCGCCTTATTGTTGTCCAGTTTAGTGGCAAGTTTCAGCGCCCTGCTTGCCCTGTTTCGCGTGTGTCAGTCGCACGACATGTTGAAGCAGATGAAAAGGGACAACGATGAAATTGCCCGTCGTCTTGCTGGCGCTGCTGTGCGCCCTGATATCCATCCCGGCTGAAGCGCGTCCTCGTAGCACTGATTTTACCGCCGTGGAGCATCCGGCAGGCTGTCCTTGGCGGGCATTCTGCGGGTGCGGCGCTGCGGTACGGATCTTCGGGCGACCGGTGCGTGATCTCTGGCTGGCAGCCAACTGGTTTCGCTTTCCACGCGCGACGCCGGCGCCAGGGATGGCTGCAGTGCGACGGCATCATGTATTTGTGCTCGAGCAGTGGCTGGGCGGGACGACGTGGCTGGTGTTCGACGCCAACTCAGGACATCATGGCACCCGCGTACACGCACGCTCGATCTCGGGCTACGCGATCGTCAACCCACACTAACAACTCGTTAGCGTAAAACTGAAAGCAAGATGCGTTCATAGACGGTCGGGAACGCCTCGCTAAGTTCTTGAAGCAATTCCTCTGCGCGAGCGCGACCCATATTTAAGCCGGCCTTCTTGCACATCGTCGAAAGCACGCTGATGCCCATGTAAGCCGCATAGATCGCGTCTTCCTGCTCTTTGGTCACGGTGTTTTCCTTAAGTGGTGTTTATCGCTCAGTCGTCGAGTTCTTCCGGGAACTTCTCGAAATAGCTCTGCCGATCTAGGCGCTCTTGGATATCCTCGGCGTCGCTCAGCGCAAAACAATACGTGACGCCAACGATCTCTTTCATCCACATCCAAGTATGGTTAGGCGTTAGGCTGGTATATCTCCAACCAGCATCACGCAGCGCCTTCGCAGTGATCTCGTTGGCCTCCTGCCGCAAATTAGCGGCCTTGTTGAACCATGACTTTTCAAAATCAGGCATCCTGTTTCTCCTGTGCGGTCTTTAATGCGACATGGCGGCAGCGCCGAGGTAGATAAGCTCGAAAGTCAGGCCGAAAGCGATCGTCAAGGCGATGGCGGTCCAAACGATGCGCTCGATCACGACTTGCCTCTCTGGTAACGTCGATGTTCCCGTTTGTCCGCGATCCACCCGCCCGCCACCCACAGCGCGTAGAACGGCGACAAGGCGATCGTCGTTGCGATCATAAGCCAGCGAACGAGGGTGATCATGCCCGGCCGCCGACTTCCAGATACCTTACCCGCAGTTCTACGCGGGGGGTGTTGGTCGGCTCGCGACCGTGCAAAACCCACTCACGCACGGTCGTGTACGACTCACCGAGCTCGCGGGCGAGGTCGGCTACACGCCAACCCCTCCGCTTCATGATCCGCTTCAGTCGCTTCTGGAACGTCATGGTTTACCCCTGCTTGAAAAAGTCGTCGAGCATGGTGGCGAGCTCCGGGTTGGCCGAAGCCGGCTGGCCTTGGGCGAGCCCGAACCCCATGTCGGTCTGGCCGGGGAGCGCGCCGCCTCCGGCACCGGCCGATGCTTGCCCGGGATGCGGGAAGGGGGCCTGCGGGGCGCCGGCGGGTTGCTGGATGGACTGTCCTGTCAGTGCTGCTCCATTGGCCGCCTGCATCTCTGCGGCCGTCCTGCGCCTCCGCTTGGTCGTGGGCTCAGCCTGCTGGCCCGGGTTCACCACAGAGGGGGCAGCCCCGGTCGAGGAGGGTTGATTCATAGCCGCAGCGCCAGCAGGGAACGTACCGGCTTGCATGAAAGGGCCGGGCTGTTGCACCTGCTGGGGCGTTTGCTGGACGAACTGCTGCGATGGTCCGGTTGCCTGCAGACGCGGATCCGGCCACTGCACGGGCATCTGTTGCTGGGTGCCCTGCTGACCCTGACCAGACCACTGCTGCGTGGGCTGAATCTGCGTATGAGGCAGGTTCAAATCACCCATTCCGGCGACTTGCGACTGTACCGGCTGTTGGACTTGCACGATCTGCCCTTGCGCAGGCTGAACCATTGGCTGAGGAGGTTGCCCGCTGAACTGAATCGTCGTCTGCTCATGCCCTGTAGGCTGATACGCGATCGCCCCCGCTGGCCGCGCCACGTCGTTCCGCCCCAGCAAAGCGTCAGTCTTCTTCTCGGCGTAGGCCGCCTGCCGCAGCTGGGCGGTCGGTTCGTCGATGTAGGACATCGCCCGGAAGCCAAGCGTGCCCTGCGAGATAAACCAGATGCGGGTGATCAGGTCGACGATGTTGGCGCCGTTGCCCTTGGCCGTGTTCACATACTCACGGAGCGGACCATGGCTGTTCGGCGGCACCGCCAGCAGGAACAGGGTCGGGAAGCCGGGGATCAGCAGCGCGATCTTCTGCTTGTGCGAGCACCAAGGGACCTTCTTATTGTTCTGGTTGATCTTGGTCCACTCGGACATGGGGCATTCCGCACAGGTGCGCGTCGGAGAGCCAGCCATTGGATGCGGCGGACGCAGCAGCGGAACATTTCCAGCCGAGATTGACGGACCAATGCCGTTGTCCGAGAAGCAGTCGGGACGCCCGCCTTCGGCGTTCTTGACGTAAGCTCCTGCGAAATAGATGCGCGACATGACATGGTTGACGTCGATGATCGCGGCGTCGAGGTACACGCCCAAACCGGGGCGATTCGCTTCTCCAGCATCGAAGGTCGGGACCGGGATCTCGTTGTTCGATGCGTCGATCAGCGTGAACCTACCGTCTTCAATCGAGACGTGCGGGGGCATCGCCGAACCGAGATTGGCCGAGAGGGCGGCGCCGACGTCGGGGGCCTGATAACCTTGCAAGTAGGCAGGAAGCTGGTTGGTCAAAGGTTTAACTCCGTTTGATGTTGAGACGACTGAAGTGAGAAATCGACAGCCCCGGTGGCAACTGCCCCTGGTGCTGGTCCATGTACTGCTTGACGGCGTCCTTGGTGACGTTGAAGGTCATCATAGCTCCGCCGCCCCAGTCCGGCTGATCCCAATTATCCAACATCCAGTCCAGGATCGGCTCGCGCTGCTCGATCTTGAAATTCGTGATGTTCGAGATGTAAGCCGTCCCGGCGTCGGTGCGCGTGGAGTCGGCCTGCCGCTCGGCCAGTCGCCGGAATAGCTCGTCCTCGATCTCCTTGAGCTTTGCCTTGTGCGGGGCGCTCCACTCCGCGAGCTTTGCCGCTGCGGCTTTCAGGTTGTCCTCGATCTTGAAGTTCTCGGAGATCAGTTCCTCGTCGGTGCCTTGTGGGCGGTCGGGGGGAGGGTTGTTGTGGCCGGCGCGAGCCGGTGAGGCATCATCACCGACATCCCGTTCGTTGGTGAGTTGCACGGCTTGGGTTTTCTTGCGAGGGGGCATTAGATGTCCAACAATGTGATTGATTCATCCGAACCGGGAAGACGGTATTCCCTACGATGCCCAGGGCCTCTGCATTCGTACCAAGAAAGCCACACCATGTCTTCACGCTCGTTAATGCGAGTCGGGAATAAGGCAAACCGGTACTTCCACTCATCGGTTGTGCTTTTGAGCAGCATTTTAATTTCCTCCTTAAAACCATGATGCCGGGGCTTTTGTCACCCCGGCGGGTTCATGGCGGGCTCCTGTGTTGCATTTTTGCGGCTATAAACCGACTTCAGTGTTCGTAATTTCTACGAACTTCCGATGATTGTCAAGAGCGATCCTTGCAAGGACAAATTATTTTCCAGTCGCCGGAAAATCTCGATCTCCAGCGGGTTCGACACGATCTGCACCACGTTCACCGGAAACTTCTGCCCGGGCCGATGCGCGCGGCGGTTAGCCTGGGCGTAGAGCTCGGCCTTATCAGTGGTTCCATACCAGATCACGGTGCGCGCCATGAACAGGTCGAGGCCGTGCGCCATGGTGCCGGGGTCGGCGATGATGTCGTCAAGGTCGCCCTCCTGGAACGCGGCGAAAATGCGGGATCGGTCCTTCTGGCTGACGTTGCCATTGACGATCTCGACCTTCCGTCTGGTCTGCAGCTCCCGCTTCAGCATCTCGACCACCGACGTCAGGGGCGCGAATATCAGGGTCTTACCGGGCGCCTCGTCGAGGATCTCGTGCAGCGCGGCTATGCGGGGCTTGGCGTCGGTCTGGTGGACCTTGTGCTCGCTGTCATACACAGCGCCGAGTGAGATCTGAATAAACTTCTGGCGCGCGGCTGCTTCGTTCACAGCACTCACCGCGGTGCCCGACGCCATGGTCACCTGCAGGTCACGCTTCAGTGTCTTCATCATGCGGTTCTGATCGGGCGTCAGTTCCACCGACCGCTGCTGGGTCACGCACTCCGGACCGTCCCAGATGTCGTGCAAATCATAGCGAATAGAAGGACTTAAAAGTGCGGCCGCTTTTTCATATCCGTCCTTTTTCGGCACCCACTTGAACGAGTTCGGCTGCACCTGAAACATGGTGTCCAGCTTGAAACCTGTCTTCGATTTGCCGAAGGCGTTGTTCACCAGCTTGGCCAGGCCGTAGGCATCGGTCGGAGCATTGGGTGTAGGTGTTCCTGTGAGAAGCCATAGATAATCTCGCTTTCCGAGAACCTCACGGGCAATCTTGTGCCTGAGAGTTCCGGGATCCTTATAAGCGGACGCTTCGTCGATAACACAGAGCCGAATGTCATTCCGCTTTGCGAGTTCTTCGGAAAAACCCCCCAGCAAAAATGTTCTTCGGGTGTGAGCGCCGGTACCAACGCCGTCAAAGTTGATGATGTAGAAATCAGCGTCTCGCGCGAGTCCCTCGGACCGTTTTGCCGGAGTGCCGTGGAGGATTTCAAACGTGCGACGTCCGAGGAAATTCTTGAAGATGGCGGAAGCCCAGACCCGCTCAAGGGTGGATAGCGGCGCCACCACAAGAGCGCGAAATGTTCCGGGAGCATGTTGCCTCATCAGGTAGTCGGCCGCCCACAGCGTCGACAGCGTTTTCATGGTGCCCATGTCGGACAGATTGAAGCAGCGCCGGTGCAACATCATGAAGTTTGCCATCACCAGCTGGTGAGGCAAGGGCTTGAACGGCGGGGCGATCGGAAAGTCGTAATTCTGGGCGGTGATGATCGGCGGAATCGGGTAGTTGTAGTAGGCAGCGACCTGCAAATTCGCCAGCGTCTTGGGAAAGCAGAAATAGTGCCCGTTGACCGGCTTGAGGTCGGGGATGTATTGCGCGAGCGCGCCGGGCTGGCCCGGGTAAATTATGATATCGCGGGATTCGTCGAGCCAGAAGGAGGTCATAACTTTTCGACTAAACGCCGAACATGTGGCCCGCGAATGATCTTACATTCGAAATCCTCGTCACGCGCCGCCAGAATCTTTTCCGCTTCATCTTTCTGGTGTCTTGCCATTTCGCGCGTTTTTTCGATGATCTCAGCGCGAGTCAAGCGCCCCCATTCGTCCAGTCCGCCGACGCCTTTGAGATGACAACTTGTCAGTATGTCGCTCACACCACGATCCCCCTCGCCGCCAGCCACTCGGTCAACGCCCGAATCACGACCTCGGCGGTGCCGGCTACGGCGTGCCCGCCGGCTTCCCGCACCTCCTTCATCCGCCGGTACTGGATCGCCGTCGGCTCCTTGTCCGGCCGCTTCACCTCGACGTTCCAGAACGCCCCGTCGAGGCACAGCGCGTAGTCGCCGGCGCCGGACTTGCCGAAGCCCATCGTGATCGTCTTGATGACATATACGCGGGTCGGGCCGAGTGCCTTCAGGAAGGCATCGATTGCCGCTTTTTCGTAGGATTCAGGGCCTTTCATGCCTGCCTCTTCGGATTGTTCTCGCAGTCCAAAACGCCACACCATCCGCACAGCGGGTTCTTGGTCTTCGGCCACTCGCCCGATGCCATGCAGTCCTCGATGACCTCGACCTTGTTGTTGATTTTGACCCACGTCGCGTTAAAGTCGGAGAGGTCATGCGGCCCGCCGATCCGGTTCTCTTTCAACCATGCATAATGACCGGCAACCTTGGTGATCGCCGGGATCGCGGCCTTCAACGTCAGCGCTTGGATCTCAAGTTCGAACGGGTCTTCGTATTTCGAATTGCCCGTTTTGAAATCCGAGATGAACACGTTGACGCCGTTGAGCATGGTGACGTCGATCTTGCAACGCAGCCAGACGTCTTTGTCGAAGAAGCCGGTCGGTTTGCAGTCCTTGGTGATGCCGGTCTTTTTCTCCGACTTTGCCTTCCGATCGACATAGGCCGAAACGATCGGCTCCCAGTGCATCATGTCCTGCGGCAGCGGCTTGCCGCCGATCCGCAATTCCATCGCCTCGTGGACCTTGTTGCCGTAGTCGATTTCCGGCGTCTTGTCGAACGGCAGGTCGCGCTTCACGTACTGCCGGAAGCACTTGTACAGGCAAGTGTCCGCCGTTTTCAGCAGGGTGTAGGAGTACACGATTGGCTTGAATGGCTGCACGGGCGCTCCTGCGCGGCGATCGAGAAACGGCGGGATGTCGGGGAAATCAGTCACGACGGTTACCTTGGTGTGATGTTAAAGCTAGTCGTTGTCGAAGTCGCCACGGGCAACGGCTTGATCGAAAGTCAAACTGCTCTGATAGAAAAACGGAATTGAATTGAGCCAGCAGATCATCCGGATCAAAGCCTTCTGATCGCAGGAAGGCGTCCAGCTCTGCGCCGTGCATGCCCTTGACGGCATCCTCGAATCCTTCGCCACAAGCTCGGCAATACTCGCCATCGGGGAGATCATTGCCATGGGCACACAAAATGCATCCGCTCATTGCCCTACCTGTCTATTAAGGAGCATCGCTCGACTCAATCCATCCGCAGCATCGACCCTCGATTTGGTCTGCGGGATTGCAATTCGGCCATGCGCAATTCTTCGGTTTGTGCAGACGCTCTTTCTCCTGCTCGACTTGAAGATCGTGGAACATCTCGCTCATTCCAGGCCCGGTGTCCTGCGATGGGAAGCCTCGTGACATCTTGATCTCCTGTTGGCTGTGACGACGCGATAATGAAAGCTACGAGGCGTCGATCTCCGTCACCAGCGTCTCGACTGCCGTCTCGAGGTCGTCAACGAGATCCGACAGTATCGTGCCGGGCATGTCGCGGTGCTTCTCGATCAGGTCCTTGAGCTCCTGGGCGAAGGTGTTCATTTCAGGCATTCCAAAACTGGCCCACGCTCGTGCGGCGCCAGCTCTTTCAGAATCTCATTGCAGCGATCGTAAACGCTGACGATCGTCTTAGCGCTGGACGATGCCACTGCCTCGACCTTCGGCTTGCCAAGAGCACCCGGCGGCCGTCCGCGGCGCTTGGCAACCCGGCGCTTCTTCGGAACCGCTTTTTCACGCGAAAGTTGACGCTTACGTTCCAGGAAAGAAACGCTCTTGGCCTTCTTGGTCGGCTTCCGGCGCGGCTTCTTCACCGGCTTCGGATCTTCGAACATCGGCGGGGGCGGCTCGAAGTCAGGGATTTGATCGTTCATCTGATATCTCCTTGGGGTTCACGGTATCGACGATCGCACCGACAATGCTCATCGGCGCCCCGTCGTCGTCACGGGTGATCGAATGCTTGAGATCCGGCAAGTTAACACCGTGCTGCAGGGCCAAACTCATCAGGATTGCACTGTCGCGGCACACCGCGTCGAGTTGTTGTCCAAGCTTGGCAGCACTTTTGTCGCGAATACGGTTGATGAAAATCTCGCCAAATCGCCCATCTTCGTAGAAGCCGGTGGTGACGTCATAGCGCTCACCCTGAAATTCAAGGGTGAAACTGACGGACGAACGGCGATTCGGGAGATTACTTCTCATAACATTCTCCCAGTGCCCCGTCGGCATCGAGCGGCAAACCCGGCAACCAAGTGGGCGTCAGACGCATCTCGTCCAGACACAATTGCAGCATTTCCTCCTCACGCCCATCGCGAGGGATCAGCAACAGTAGCTCATCGTAAGGCCAGTTCAAAGTACGAATGCCATATTTTTTCTTGATGCGGATCATGGCCTGCGAGACGATCACCGTCTCGATGCCTTCGCACAAATTCTGCAACAATTTCGACCCCCAGATGAAGCGCCAGCCGTCGCGCTTCTTGACACGCCAGCCGGTCTTCTGGATTTTGTCCTCGGGCTGCGCCATGTGGTACTCGATGGTGTCGTAGATCATCGGCCGGCCCTGAATATAAATCCGGTGATTCTCGATGTGCACGGGACCGTAATCAATGGGATCGCCGCCGGCCAATCGCGCCAGCATCCGCTCGCATTGCGCCCAGTAGCCGGTGCCGCGGGCGCAGATCGATGGGTTGTCCTGTCGATACATGGCAACGAACCGGTCGGCCTCATCCAGCGTCATGTCCACGCGCGGGCCGTAAGTGCCGGAGGCAGCGGTTGCCTTGAACTGCTTGCCGGACGCGCCGAAGCCGCACATCAAGCGGCCCTGCTTGCCCATGCCTCGCATCGCGGTCATCTCGTCGTAGCGAGGATCGCCGGTTTTCGGCTTATAGACCTCCATCTGGTAAAATTTCGAGGCGATATCGACGTAGGGATCCTCGCCGCGCCTGAACTTCTGGATCACCGGCTCATCAGCGCCACCCGCCAAGTAATGCGCGATCCGGCATTCGAGCTGCGACGAGTCTACCGGGGCCAGATAGTATCCCTGCGGCGCCTTGATTGCGCGTCGAATAGGTGAACCACGTTTAAAGTTGAGCCAGTTCGTTCCGCCGCCGCCAGACGGTCGTAGCGTTCCAGCTCCAGCGTAATGCAGGTAAACCGGAGCAGGTCCTCGACTAGCCACCCAGCCCAGGGTTTCGCTGCGGGTTTGCAGGAGGGTCGATTTCTCCGCGAGACGCGCTTCCGCCAGCGCACGAACGCGCGGGTTGTCGTGCTCACGCAGGTAATCCCGCATAAAGGGGTCGTTCTTGGCGATGGCTGGGATGTCACCGTTCTTGCCTTCCTTGTATTCGATCTCGATGCCCTCGGCTTCGAGTAACTCACAAAAGCGCTTGGATGATTGCAGGTCGCTGGACGCCACGCCGAGCGCTTCGTTGCCCTCGATCTTGCGCTTGGCTTCCGATTCCCACAGAGCGGCCAAGGTGCCGGTGTCGAGTTCAAGTACGGGATCGGTGAACATCTTGACGACCGAATCGACGACATCGAGTTCGGAAACCGGAAAGCCGCGCTTCAGCAGCATCCCGAACAGCTTCCAGATCGACTCGACCTCGTCGCAGGCGCCCTCGCCGACCTGGCGCTGGACGTCCGGCGTCATCTGGTGCCAGTACTTGCCTTCGAACAAATTATATGGTGTGAATTTCTTTGATAGGCCGAACTGCTCCCGCACGCTGTCGAGGCTGACACTGATGTGATTGCCCAGCATCAGGCGGGCCATCGACAGCGTGCAGCCGGCCATCGCCGGGATCACTCCGTAGTGGTGCGAGAACGCCAGCTGATCGAACTGGGCGTGGTGGTTGACCATGAAGACGTCCGACCAGTCCTCGGTTTTCATGATGTGGTCGAGCTCGCGGGCGTCGTACCACACCGCAGAGGTGGCCGCCGACCACTTGAAGGCGCAGCCGTGGATCGACCAGCGAGGGTCGCGGACGTAGGACTCGGTGGTCATCGCCTTGATAGTGTAGGGGTTCGGTTCGCCATTGGGTTTATTGTCCCCGCGCAAATTTTTAGGGTCGTAGAAACACTCCAGGTCCGCGACAACGAGGCGCATTACACTTCCTTCGCTGTCAAGCACCCAACACACCAATCAATATCGCGCTGAGACATTTTTGGGTGTCGTTGGCGCGCAGCTTTGAGTTTGGCCGCATTCTTATCAGGCGCTTCCACAACGCCATAATCTTCGACATCAGGGCGGCCTTCCATCCCTGTGGCAAGATAGTAATAGGTGACATGCCAGCGTTTCATTTAGTTCGCCGCCTGCTTCATGATCTGGGCAATGATCGACAACAGCACGTCGTCCCGATCGGCAATCTCCTCATCGGCGAACGCCAGAAACGGAATCTTCATCAGGTAATTCGGATGCGTCAGGTGGTCGGCCGGCGTCCGCCAGACCAGAATCCGCCGTCGGTCCTTGTTGTGGGGACCGAGGGATCTAAATTGCAATTCCGATTCGCTCAGCAGGTGCACGGAGCGCTGCTTGTCGCGGTACGGAGCCGGGCCTCCGGGCAAGCGGATTCGGGCTTGCCGGTCGGGGTGCTGATGGAAGAACTGGGCGTCGATGTCGGTCACCGCGGCAACTTCCCTGTCTTCTTGAATTCCACGATTTCATCAGCCCTTTGCCCGGTGACGCCGTTCATCCAAAGGCCAATGCGCAGAAGCCCTTCATCGATCATTGGGAAAACGAAGACAGCCGCGATCAAAAAGACCGGACCAAGAACGATCGTCCACAAAAAACCATCGCTCATCTCACCATCTCCCTCATCTGATCTATATAGAAGGTACAAGTTAAAGTGGCCTCACCGTTGTGATTCCAGCAGGTTTCACCGGGCAAAGGCGTATAGTCCATTTCCCGCTGGACGAGACAAGGCGAATTATCGCCGGTCTTGATGTGCTGATCGACGCACTTTTCCAACGGACTTCTTGGTTCTGCATCCGGCCCTCGAATAACCGAGCATTTCCATGGTCCATCTATCTCGGGATGTTTCGATAGACCACACTCCAGCGAGTCCTTCGGGTACAAAAGCGTCCATTTGTGCGGCGGTATAATACCGTTTGGCGCAACACTGCCGCTCACCGTCGAAAACCCGCACCATTCGGCTACCTTGCTGACGTCTAAGTCAAAATAGGTGCCGGCCTTGATTGCAACTGTGTTAGGCGGGAAACACTCAATATCATCGCGCGTCATAATGCGGGTGATTACGGGCGGATGCGCCCAATTGTTGTAAACGCTGTAGCATGCCGCTAGCACCAGTAGCGCCACCAGCAGCGCCATCAGGAGCATCGCGCCAACCATCACACCGATAGCCGTCGCTTGCAGGAAGTCTGTCAAAAATTCTGCGACCTGTGGCCACCATCCGCGCCGTACCGGCTCCTCATCATCGAACAGCCCCTGCTCGTGTGCCTCTTGCAAAGTCATGTGTTGCCGGTGTTCGTCTAGAATTATGGGTTTGTCGGTCACTTCACCATCTCCCTCGTCCGCGCCACGATCGACTTGGTCCAGTTCTTCAGCGCCACACCGACGTCCTCGGCGGTCGCCTCGGACGACGCCCGCGCCAACTCGACCATCATGGCGGCGATCCGCTCGGCATCGGCCCGGAAGCGGTCCCGAGTGTGGGTCTGCGCCTGAGCGACCATGGCGCCCAGCACGTTGTCGAACTCGGTATCGAGGTCGTTGGCCGCGGCGCGTCCCGCTGGCGAGATCACGTTGTTGAAGTGGCCAGTAGGATCGCCCGGGTGGCGCTCGCGGACCAGCAGGCCCTTGAGAACGAGACTCTCGACCGGCTCCTTCCAGCGACCGATGGGCATCAGGCGCTCGCCCTTGGCGGCGATCAGCAGGACGGTCTGCTCGTCGGTTGTGAGGTCAGTCATCAAGCGCCTCCTGCGCACGGATTGCGTTTCGATAAGCAATTTCGCCGGGACGTATTCCGCTGCGACGTTTGACGCCTGATCGGAGGCGTTTCTGGGGTGGCATTTTCTTCGATTCAACCCACGCAAGGAAATAAATATTGGCTTCGCGCCACGAAGCAAAACCGCGAGTGGCAAGCCGCCCGTTGACGAACACAACGTATTCTTCGGTGTCGACGGTGACCGGCGTCTTCGATATCCGAAGCAGCCCGACACCGTGCATGACGCGCCCGCCCTTCACCATTCGAACACCCTCCCCGTCCGCAGTTGCGCCGCGGCGCCGGCACAAGCCATCCGATAGCGCTGCCAAGTCCATTCCGAGTGCTCCTCGCCGGCCTTGGTGTTGCGCGAGCCCTGCTCGAACTTGCGGATCGCCGGCACCGAGTAGCCGGTCAGGTCCGCCAGCTGCCCGAGGGTGAGCTTGCGGGCGAGGCGCCAGGCCTTGGCTGATTCGTGGGGTTTGCTCACGTTCCCTCATATGCAGCGAGGTGAAATTTCAATCGTGCGATCGTCTTGTCGATGCTGGCTTCGGTGATGCTCAGAATCATGTTGGCCATCAGCTGGCACATCAGATCCATGGCCAACGGTCCGTCAGCGGGCAGTGCCTTCAGAATCATTTCCTGAATATCGGCTTCAATGGTTTTCATCACTTCCCCTCCATCTTCAAAAGGTTCAACTCCGTGTTCGCCTCGTCCGGCAGATAGCCGAGGATGAAAAGGCTGCGGAGATATGTATTGTCGAGAATCTCCCGCTTGCGCCAGTGCTGATCCATGCGGATCTTGGTCATGTCGCGATCGCGCGGGCGTTCGGAATCGCTGAAATGCGTTTGCATATTTTCCCCTTGTCTCTGGACAATGTATTTCACACGATTCTACGAACGTCAACGACAAAATAAAAGCAGGTGCATGGAAATGGGGGCTTGACGAAACCGTGACGGGGGAACAGTCTCCGCGTCCTCGTGAAACGGAAAACCCCGCCAGCATGGGCGACTGGCGGGGCGATCACCGCTCGCGGGGACAAGGGGATGAACGCCGCGAGCCCCTTGATACCATCACCCGTAACATGAGGCAAGGGGCCCATGCCGTTGTTCATCAAGAGCTTGCCGCTGTCGTACGCAGTGGATTCGCCCCGTGCCAATTAAGGACTGGGCCCTTGCATACGCCAAAATAGGGTGGCCGGTTTTCCCCGTCACCAGATACAAAACGCCGTTCAAGGGCAGTCACGGGCACCTCGACGCAACCACGGACCCTGTCCAGATCGAAGCATGGTGGACGGCGCGGCCAACGGCCAATATCGGTTTGGCTTGCGGTGACGTGGTCGTGATCGACGCTGATGGGGTTACCGCCGTCGCCCGCCTCAAGGCGATCGGCACCCGCCACGGGGGCTTCCCGCGAACCGGGATGGTACGCACCGCACGCGGCATCCACCTCTATTTCAGAGCGCCCCCAGGCGTGCGGGTCGGAATGGGCGGCGAGCGACGCAAGCAAGCCGGCGACGACGGAATCGATTTCCGGGGTCACGGGGGCTGGGCGGTACTGCCCCCCTCGATCAATGCCAAGAACGGATTTGGGTGGACATGGATTTCACCCTTACCGCTCGCCGAGCTGCCAGATTGGCTTATGCCTGAAATAACGGGTCTGGCTGTTGCCCCACGCACTTCTTCTATCGGTCATCTGGGCCCGCTACCAAAATATCTCGAAACCGTACAAATTCAACAAGATGTCGGTCGTGCCTTATCTGAAAACTTAAAGGCTGCGTACAGTCTTGCTGAACATGCCAGACTTGAGTCAGCACTTAAAGCGACCTCTGCAAACGGCTATTACGACTGGGTTTCAGTTGGGATGGCGCTCAAGGATCTGGGGTGGGAGCGCTCCGACGGTACGGACCTCGGTTTTGTGATTTGGGATCAGTGGTCTCAGACTTGTCCCGAGAAGTACGCGCTACACGCTTGTGAAACCAAGTGGGCTTCGTTCAAACGGTCAGGAGTGTCGATCGGAACCGTCTACCATCTGGCGCGGCAGCATGGGTGGAATGGGGGCGCTCCAGCAATTGATCAGTTCACTGGAGCGCCTCACGCAGGGCAAGAGGCTCCTCGGCCAGCGCTTAACGGCCACGCCAGCGGGGCGCAAGCGCTCCCCGCGGCGTTCGGCGGGCAGCAGCCGATCTTTTTCCCGGACCGGACCGAGGAAGGCAAGACGCGGGCGACCATGCTCAACACCAAAGTGGCGATCGGCGGCCTCACGGTGGATTGCCGGTACGACCTGTTCCACAACCGGATGCTGGTCGGCGGCGAGGTGATCTCGAAGTGGAGTTCCAGCGAGCTCTCGGACCACGTGGTGTCGATGCTGCGCGACATGATCCGCTACCGCTTCGGCTTCGATCCAGGCAAGCAGAACACCCAGGACGCCGCCGAAATACTGTGTCTGAACAGGATGTTCGATCCGATTCTTGATTATCTGGGTGCGCTTCAGTGGGACGGCCGACCCCGTCTCGACCAGTGGATGACGGCCTACCTCGGTGCTCCTGACACCGAGCTCAACCGCGCGGTCTCCCGCCTGTCCCTGATCGCCGCGGTGCGCCGCGTCCGCCACCCCGGAACCAAGTTCGATCAGATCATCGTGCTCGAGGGACCTCAAGGGCAAGGCAAGTCCGAGGCGATCGAGATCCTCGCTGGCGCCGACAACTTCTCGGACCAGAGCATTCTGGGGGTCGACGACCGCAAGCAGCAGGAACTGACCGAAGGGGTGTGGCTGTACGAGATCGGCGAGCTCAACGGCATCAGGCGAACCGACATTGAGCACATCAAGGCGTTCGCCTCTCGCAAAACCGACCGCGCTAGGCCGGCCTATGGCCGCTACATGGTGCAGCAGCCGCGCCGCACCGTGTTCTTCGCCTCCTGCAACCGCAACGACTATCTGCAGGACGACACCGGCAACCGACGATTCTGGCCGGTCGAGGTGCGAACCATCGATCTGGCCGGCCTGCGGCGCGATCGGGACCAGTTGTGGGCGGAAGCGGCTCACCGGGAAGGAACGGGTGAGTCGCACTATCTGCCCGAACGGCTGTGGCGCGTGGCCGGCGAGATCCAGGCCGAACGCATGGAGGCCGACGAGTGGGCGGACGCGATCGCCAATTACGTAGCGCTCAAAGAACTGACCAAGGTCAGCATCATGCAGGTTCTGACCGACAACCAGTTTCTGCAGCTACAGCCCGGCCAAGTCGGCCAGAAAGAGCAAAGCCGCGCGGCGAGGGTGCTGCGCGGCCTTGGCTTCGAGCGCTATCGCGACGTCACGCCAGACAGCCACGGTCGTCGCCCGTGGCGCTACCGGAAGCCCGGTTAGGGGGCGGGGGTCGGGGGAACCGATGCCTTCAGCGCGGTGGCGAGGTCGGTCAGCTTTGCCACGCTGGCCTCGATCGCCGGCGAGTGGTCGACCGGCGGGACGTTGGCGGCGAGGGCTGCCACCAGGGCGGCAATCTCGGCGGTGACGGCATCTGAAAGCGCTGAAACGGCGGCGTTGAGGTCGGCGAGGGCCTGAGCTTCGGTGTCGGCCATGTGATGGAATCCTTCGGTGATGGCGGTTGCGATGAGGCGGGCGGCGTGATGGATAGCCTCGACCATGGCGTCGTTGTGGCGTTCGGCGGGATCGAATTTACCGGACATGCGGGTTCCATGGGTGAGGCGGAGGACGATGTAGCACGCTATTTTCGAAATGTCACCCATCGGGGCATGAGGCGCCAGACCAACCATCCGAGGGCGGGGCCGGCGAGGAGGTGGGCGAGGAGGGGTTTCACTCGGACACCTCCACAGACTCGACTTCCTCGCAGGTTTCCCCGCGGTGGCTATAAAACAACCCCTGCTTGGCCCGTTCGGGCTTGGCTGTGCCCTCAATGACGAAGTTAGCGGCGGCGTGCAACATTCCATCGCGTGTACTGCGAAGCTCGCATGCTGCTTCAAACGTGCGACGGACCCAGTAGCGGCCGTGTGCGTAAAATGGCGAGCCCACGGACACATCCAGGAAGGCAATTTTTTTACCTGTTCGAATGATTTTCATGCCCCGTTCCACTGATTGGCGAGCTCGCATGCCTTCCGCACGCCCTCGGCATAGGCTGCCATGGCCGCTTCGCGGGAAGGGAAGCAGCGGTCCCGGTAAACGTCGTTGATGCCGAGCTGCCAGGTGCGGCCGTTGCACCCGACCATGATGTCGGCCTCGCCGTGGGCGTGAACGAACAGGGAGGGCGAGTGTACCTCCCAGGTGAGGCCGTTGGATTCGAGGGTTTTCATTGTTTTTCCCCTTCAAAGTGTGACGCGAGCGGCGAGGCGCTCGCTGATGATGCCGTTCCGCGCGCAGGAGTCGACGAAGTCAACGAAAGTTGCGCGGGTGTCGGCCGGGTAGTCGCCGTTGCGGTATTTCTTGCGAACGGCGGTCGGGTGATTGCTCCAGAAATAGCGGCGGAAATCGTCCTGACTGGTGATCGGGCGGGATGAAGCGTTGCGGTCGCGTTGCATGGTGGTCCCCTATTTATAAACGGCAATCCCACGGGTGTAGCAGGAGCTGATGTCGCTTCCATCCCCGCCCTCGAGCGTGTTGAGATCACCCGACCGGAGGATATACAGCGCGCAGCCGCGCGGGTCGCCCTGGACGTAGGACGCAAAGCCGGGATAGCGGGCCATGATCTGGGCCAAGCGCTTAAGGGCACCGCGCTCGCGGTCGGGCATAAGCGAGTAGGTCACGATATCCTTGCCCTCGCCATGGCGATAATGGTGATGTTCCAAGTAAGGCGGGCCATCGTCGTCATGGATAAAACCGGGCGTTACCTTTTTGTGGCCTCGAGCGATCGCCCATGATCCATAAGAGTTCCCATCGCCGCATTCCAGCTCATGCCAACGTTGCAAGGTCATGGAGATGCGGCGGAGCGCCGTGGCGTCTTCGTATGAGATGCCGGCGGCTTGCAGGTCGTCGATACAGGTTCGTTTGGCTAGCATGGTGGTTCCCCTTGTTTGGTTCTGTTTTAGTACATTGTATTGGGCGAGGCGTCAAGACAGATAGATCAGTCCTGCCATGAGGTAACCAGCGAGGGCGCATAGTCCCAGGGAGGTGCCGACGGCGGTACAGCTGATGATTTCGGTGTGGGTCACGATTGCGCCTCACTTGCGCGCTGGTAGGTATATTTGCCCAAACCGGTCAATTCATCGCGAGTTGGCGCGGCCTCGCCAATTGCCTTAAGGCAGCATGCCAGCAAGGGGCCGGTCATGCCGGCAACGATTGCGGCGCGCGGCAAAGCGCCTCTGGCAATGTCCTCGAGGATATCGTCCACCCGCATGAGGTACTGCCCCATGGCGTAGGGATTATAGCGCTTGCCGCGTGACTGGCGCACGTCGTATTGCGTGACCGCGTGCACCAAGGCGGACCGAACGGTACCGCCGAACATTCGGAATTGTGTCATGGCTCGAATTCCATTGAATTGACGATGTGGTCCGGGTGTTTCGCCATGCCGCCGCAATCAAGAATGTACTGGATTTGCTGGCGGGCACGGGTTGCGTTCCTCTTGACCAGCTGTTCCATGAGGTAGTGGCAGGAATAGCCGTTCGGGTGAGTGGCAAGAAGCGACTCGCCGCGCGCGTGTTTGTGGAAAAGGCCATGCGTGTCGAGGTCGGCGATCGTGCGGACTTGCAGTATGCCGAATGGCGTTTCCACGGGCTGAAGAATGCTCTTGTCGCTTGGTGGGAATAGCGAGTCGCCAATGTGTCGCATCTGTCTTGCTCCAAGGTTTGAGGGACTTCTACTGCCTCAAGCCCGGTATCCTTTCGGAGCCGGGCACAAGGGAGGGTTTGGGCGGGCTATTTGCAGCCGTAGGCGCTGAAAGCGCGGCAAATGCGCATACGCGACGATTCGGTGAGGTGCTCGGGGAAGTGAAGGGAGCGCGATTCGTGGATTCCCTTCTCGATTTGCTCGCGCGTGCATTCGTTCCAGTTATGGAAGGTAAGCCACCGAACACCGCGCGCGGGGTAGCTGTCCGGCTCGCATGCGACGGCCCATGACGGCTCGCGATATTCCAAACCAAGGTGTACGGCATCGCTCAGCGAAACGTTCTCGATAACGAAACCGCGTTCGTCAGCCTCGCAAACGTCCTCGCCTTCGTCATGAGGGAAGTAGCGCTCGAAAGTGACTGAAAAGCCTTTGCGTGTCATTGGTCGGTTCCTCCGGGATAGTGGCTAGAATTGGTTTTAAAGGGGTCTGGGTGAGTTTTGGGTGGGAGGGGGCTAGTCAGGGGGGTAGCCCGGACCACATCGCCTTGAGGCTGGCGAGCTCCGCATAGCGTTCTGGCCATGTCGAGCGCAGCGTGGCCCAATCCATGCCAAAGGTGAGGCCGCCCCGCATGTCGCGGAAACACTGGTTGATGATTGCGTTGTAGCGGCGCAGTGCGCCTCGCTTGGTCCTGATAGTCATTTCAATTCCCCTCTCGTTGGTGTCCGGTCAATATACATTGTATCAGAGGCGGGGCAAGGGGATTCTCGCTTGGCGCCATCACAAGAACGTGAGTGGGACACTGGGCCATAGAGTGGGCCACCGTAACCCATTGATATTGGCTGGTTGTCCCACCTGTCCCAGTATGTCCCACTTGATTCTATATTGGTTTGTAGAAAGGGAGATAGGGACAGGTGGGGTATACAGTGTATAGGGACAGTGGGGACAGGGGAATATAGGGGACAATAGGGAATCAGTGGGCCAAGGTGGGACAAGTGGGACAGCGTTGATATCATTGAGGTTTTTAGAATGACCAAGTGGGACCGAAGTGGGACGGACCGGGACATAGCGGGACAAATCGAGATAAAAGTCACTTTTTAGTGAGGCATTGTATTATTTTAGTGTTTGACAAGCCTAAATATACATTGTATCACTATTTTCGAGCGTAAATTTAGGAACGGAAGTAGAACAAAATAGCGCGATTTAGGAGGATACAATGTCTTTAGAGCATGCAATCCTGGTTATCATGATGGCTTTAGGGCTTATCCCGGATCTTAGTGCGTGGTATGCTATTGGGGATGACCTGGTTTAAGGTGACTGGTTAGTTTCAACAGCCCAAATGGCGGAGGTAGAGAGATGCATGTTCAGGGGCGTAAGGTTTTCGTGACGCGATACGAGGTTGCGGCGTTCAATCGGGGATGGCCGTGCAGTAAACTGCGGTCGACGCGCAGCTATTGGTTTGAATTTGATTCGCGCGGTGATCTTGCCGACACGGACTTGCCGGAAAGCGATGACGGATCGGAGGCGAGCGCAATGGCCGACGATTGCAAGAAATACTTGGTTGAGGGTGAGGTGCCTGATTGGGCGGCTTGCACGACTGACTGACCGGTTAGCGCTTCGCTTTCCGGACGAGATGGTTTCAACAGGAGGGGAATGAGATGGTGACGAACAGTGAGTATTGGGAAGGCAAAACGCTGGCATTGATCTATCGCTTAAACGCGCAGAAGGCTGCAGTGCAGGCGGGATGGCGCATTGCCGGCTTGATGGGTGCCGTGCAGGCATTTGAACACGTCGACTTTCCGGGAGGACACGTAGGGACGTGGGAGTCGCTTTGTGCAGAGTATGAGATCAAGGTGACCGGTTAGCGGCGGGCTTTCCATTTCGCCAGATTGAGCGCTCCGGCTTTCAGGCCGGGGCGTTCTTTTGTTTGGCGCAAGCGATTCGCGCGTTCGAGGCGCTCCCGTGCATCACGTTCGATCTTGTCTGCTAATAGCTGCAGTGCCCACGCCGGCGTGCCGCGTCGTCCTGAACGCCAGTTGAGCGCTACTGTGCGGTGAACGCGACCGTCTAGGAGCTCGACCAGATCCTTGCCCGTTGCACCTGGTCGGAGAGTGTTGGCTAACTCGAAAAGCGGTGTAGCGGGTTTCAAATCGAAATCTCCTCTGTGGCACAGAGTAGCGATATCTTCCTGCATGCATATGCATGGAGATTCCTGATCGCAAGCCATTAACCCCTCACCTCCGACCGGTCACCGCGTCCCCTTGACGACGCACCCAGCACCGCCAGCCATATCCAACTCTTGAGTTAGATACGATAGACCCCATGTAAATAGATGAATGCTTAGTGTTTACATAGGCTTAGCTGTAGTTTCTAACGTGCAGCCTAGCACCTTGTCGAAATGGAACTCGGCCTCGAGCATGGTAACGAAATAGTGATAGTCACGCGACCGTGATAGTTCCCGCGAAGCGATGGCCCTCGGCGAAATAAAATCTTGGGTAGGCCGGGTCGTCCGTCCCCCAAAAATTTTCCAAGTTACTATTGCAATTTGCAACAGACGATTGTACTACACGAATATCGACCGTTCGCCGCCACCCACTATCCACTCGACCTACGCCGCTCACCGGTGCGTTAAAACCGCAAAACGCTGAAAACCAACCTCTCGGAGCATCCAACGCATGTCCGACCTTCCTGCCTTCGAACCCTTCGGCAAGATCCCCCGCCTGGCGCGGGAGTGTGTCGTGACCGAGAAGATCGACGGGACGAACGCCAGCGTGCTGATCACCGAGGACGGCGATGTCTTTGCCGCCTCCCGATCGCAATGGATCACGCCCGAAGCGGACAATTACGGCTTCGCCCGCTGGGTCGTCGGCAACAAGGACGACCTTTTGCGGCTCGGCCCCGGCCGCCACTTCGGCGAGTGGTGGGGGCAGGGAATCCAGCGCAATTACTCCTTGCGGGAGAAGCGCTTCTCGCTGTTCAATGTCAGCAAGTGGAGCGACGGCGAGGTGCGCCCGGCCTGCTGCTCGGTCGTCCCCGTGCTGACCACCGATATGTTCGACGCTCCTGGCTTGTCGCACCGGATACTGAAACAACTTCGCGAAGAAGGCAGCCGCGCGTCTCCCGGATTCATGAAGCCTGAGGGAATCGTCATTTTCCACATCGCCGCCAACCTCCTGTTCAAGAAGACCCTGGAACGGGACGAGGAGTGGAAGAGTAAGAAGTAGCAACCCCAACTACACTACAACGTATCAACAGGAGACCGAGCAATGGCCAACGTCTACGAAGGCACCCCCGACGGCCGTCAGGCCGAGACTGCAATTCCCGTCTCTCGCTTCCGCCCGCGCTACCGCGCCCTCACCGACGAGGAGAAACTCCTGCACGACGCCCTCAAGGACAAGGCCGCCGAGCTGGAAGTCCTGTTCCAGAAGGTCAAGCCCGGCAGGTACAACTCCCTCGCCGTCACCTCCCTGGAACAGGCGATCATGTGGATCGTCAAGGAGTTGACGTCGTGACGACGATCACCATCACTCCCGTCACCTCGACTTTCAACGAATCAGCTTTCCTCGAGGACCTGACCAAGCCCTCGCTGCATGCGCTGTCCTACGCGCTACGTCATCCCGACACCTGGCCCAAGGGGTTTGTCTGGAAATACAAGAACTGCGACCAGTGCGCGATGGGGCTGGCGCATCTGCTGTGGGACACAATCGCCATTTCGAACGACGCTGAACGCGCGGTGTCCTACGCGGCTTCCGGCTTCGCGATGCCGTACGAGGAGGCACGGGATATTTTCCTCGGCGAAGGCGACTGGATGCCGCTGCTCGTTGAGGGGCACTTGTGGTGGAAGACCACCGAGTATGATTTCAAGCGGGTCACCCCCGAGATGGTCGCCGATCAGATCGATGCTTATCTGGAGCGCGCGGAATGACCCTCCGCGACAAGCTCCTGAACGCCATCGACGTCGAAGCGTTCTCCCGAAACGCTTCCGATGACGTGCTTCTGGACATTTTGCTGGCTCAACTCGAGCAGGCGAAGGCCGATGTGTTCGAGGCGAGGCAGGCTGTGATCAAGGAAGGCATGCGGGCAAACGATATCGAGAAGTGCTGGCGTGACGAAATGCATCGGGTAAAGACTGATCCGACTTACACAGCGCAGGGCACTTTCTTCTTCGTGGAATCATCGCGCGCCGATCGCACCGCGTATATCGTGACAATTTCCGGCCGGGAGGTCTCGATGGCGCGGCGCGGTGGGCGGATTGATTACCTTGTTCAGCGCATCAGCGCGCAGGAATACGAGAAGTGGACAGCATGAAATCCGACCTCGTCGACATCGCCTGCTTCGTCCGCATGGAGACGCCCCGCGCGTATCTGATCAACGACGGGCATCGGGAGGTCTGGGTGCCGAAGTCGCAATGTGAGGTTGAGCGCGGCGACAAGACGAGCATCTGCACGATGCCCGAGTGGCTCGCGAAGGAGAAGGAACTGATCTGATGTTTCACGTTGGGCAGAAAGTGGTGTGCGTGGATGCCAGCCTCTGGATGAATTATCCTTGGTGCAAGGGCACGGAGGTCGTGCAAGGCACTGTGTACACGGTTCGAGAGGTCGGAGTGACCACCGACGGGTTAGCGGGGGTCAGGTTATACGAGGTTGTACTGAGTGGCCAGATCTGCGCGATTACTTACAAGCCATTTCGTGATCGTTTCTATCGAGCGTCCCGCTTCCGCCCCCTCACCGACACCTCCCAGTCCACAAGCTTCACCACCGGCGCCCCGCGCGACTCTCGCAAGTGGGACAATCGGCGGAAGGTCAAGGTGCGCGCATGATCAAGGACTTCATCATCGCGTTCCTGCTGTTTCTCATCGTCTCTGGCGCGATCTGGTACTTCGTGCAGATGTTCAAGGCGACATTCAGGGGGTAGAGTATGAGCGAGCCGCAGGTCACCTCGACGCACTGTTTCCGCGGCCACTTGCGGACGGAGAAGAGCACCCGCTGGTTCTTCGACAAGGGCAACGGTCGGAAGTATCCGATGTGCCGCAAGTGCGAGTCGATCCGGCGCAATGCGAAGTATGCGGACGACCCTGTTTATCGGGAGTGGTCGCGGGCGAAGTCACGGGCGTGGTGGACGGCGCATCGGACGACAACGAGCCAGGAGAATGTGTGATGGCCCTTGATTACAAAACAGCGGTTGAAACTATGCGGCACATGACCGGGACGTTTCCCAGCAATCAAGAGATGCGCGAGGCGGTCGATCGTGAATTGCGCAAGCTTAAGCATTCCAAAGCCGTCGGGTTGAGCAGATCTGCGCCGGATACATACGAGGAATATGCCGACGTCCGGCTTCGTTTTTGGGCAGGTATTGACGCCGCCAAACCCGGCGCTGACCGGACGATGGTTTTCCCCGTTTATCCCGTCCCGCCTTGCCCGATCGCCGAAGCAGCGTTTCCCGCATCCAAACCAAACACCGACCACATCTGGGACATGATCGTGCTGGCGGCCCGCGCCTCGAGGTACGAGTGACCCCCGAACAACTCCGTACCGCCGGCATCCGCCTCTATGGCCGCAAGCGCTGGAAGTCGCATCTGGCCCGCGCGCTCGCAGTCGACGTCTCCACCATCCACCGCATGTGTGCCCGCCCCGAGATCCCCGGCCCCTACGAGGTCGCCATCAAGGGCTTGGTGCAGAACAAGCAGGCCCAGGAGCGCCTGGAACGCGAGGCTCGCAAGCTCGGCCTGGTCCCGAGGAAGCGCCGCAAGAAAGTGCTGAAGCCGAGAGAGCGCAAACTGATTCCGTATGCCGGGCAAGAAACCACTTGACACCACCCCAATTGTACTACACTGTATCGACATCCTGCTGTTCCTCCCACTTTCCTTCCAGCAGGTCCTCGTCCTTCCCTGACAACGAGGAAACTTCGGGGCGCCGCCTCGCCAACGTGGAGTAGCGCCGTGGCGCCCCGCTTTTTCAGGAGACTGTGATGGATGAAATCGACGAGGCAAGAATACGCAAGTTCGCCGCAGAAAAGGGGCACAATCCAGAGCAGATTCTTGCACAGTGGCATTTCGATAAGCTTATTGGTCCGGTGTTCGAGAAAATACCTGCGGAAATCCAGGTCGAGATCCTTCTTCTTGGCTTGGTTAGGAGTCTTCTGGCCGCGCCGGCGGATAAGGCCAACAAGCTGTGCGTGTCGTGCAAGATCACGCTTGCAAAGTTGCCGTTCGGCAAAACGAATTAAGGAGTTCAATATGACGTTCCAGGCCAAGCTGGTCGATCCGAACGGGAAGCCGAAGGCGGTGGTCGCGACTCACGACCGCGTGGCATCAGGCAAGGAGTTCCAGTTGTTCCAGCATATGCTCGGGATCATGGCGCTCGGTTGCGTGCCGGATGCAGAGGGGCGGTTTGACGCAGCAGGGCACCAGATGACGCGCGTGCTGTCGCCTGACGAAATCGTTTATCGCGCTGAGGCGCTGGTGCGCAAGGCGATGTGGATCGCGGAGGACAACGGATGGGTCGTCACGGCGCCCGACATCGACCAGCTTTACGATGACCACGACAGTGTAGATTCGCAGCGTGTCGGGTTCGGGACGCATAAATCGACTTCGATCATGGACGAGATCGCCAAAGTATCTCAAGACGACGACATCCCGTTCTGATGATCCGCCCCCTTCGATCCACCCGCAAGCGGCGTCCCAAACGCAGGGAGGTCTCGCGTTCCTTCCGGATACCTCCGGACGTCGACCGCGAGTTGGCGAAGGTGGCGGCCGAGAAGGCGTGGACCAAGAGCTTCCTGATCAGGGACATTTTGTACTCCTGGTTTACCTACCGGGCGAAGAAAGGGGAGATCGATGACAAGGGATGAGGTGAGGGCGGTTGTAAAGGATTTTTGGAAAGCGCCAAATAGACGGTCTGAAGCTGGTGTACAAGCGGGTCGTCTTTGGCTAGGTCCGCTCGGCGGTTTGACCATTGTTATCGTTCTCCTGTGGATCGGACACGCGTATCCGCGGGATATCGACGGTCGCTATGCGGCCTCGCCGTTGAAGAAGTGGTTCGACGGGCTCGCGTCCGGCAAGGGACCGTGCTGTTCCGATGCTGACGGCACCGCGCTGTCGGATGTCGACTGGGAAGCGAAGGACGGGCATTACCACGTGCGCATCGATGGCGCGTGGTGGCTCGTGCCGGACGAGGCCGTGCTCAAGGAACCGAACCTGTCGCAGCGTACCATGGTCTGGCCGATCTATTACCGATCGGACCTGAGCCCGGTCCGGATCGAAATTCGCTGCTTTATTGTGGGAGCGCAGGGATGAAGCGCAACGTTATAGCGCTTGTTCGCTTGAAAGAGGTTTTGCGTTACGATCCGGATACAGGATTGTTTTGGTGGATTATTAAACGCAACGGTACGATTACTGGTAAGCCTGCAGGCGTTCTCGGAAAATACGTGCGAATCAAGATTGACGGAAAATCGTATTCGGCGTCGTGCATGGCGTGGTTGTGGATGACGGGTGAATGGCCAACACAAGAAGTCGACCACAAAGATTTGAACAAGCACAATAACAAATGGGAAAATCTTCGAGCAGCAACTCGTTCGCAAAACACGACGAACATACCGCGAAGGAAAAGTGGGTCGAATAAATACAAAGGAGTTACTCGGCACAAGCATTCAGGTAAGTGGTCGGTGTGCATCACAATAGATGGAAAGCAGAGAACGCTTGGACGTTTTCACGATCAAGAGAAGGCGGCGGCCGCTTACGCGGAAGCAGCTAAAAAGCACTATGGCGAATTTGCGAGGCTTAAATGAAGATCGGCGTTTGTACCACGACTATAAGGAAACCTGAAGCGTTGAAAGTACTGCGCAAATTTGCAGGACACAACGTGAAGTTTTTTATCGCGTTGGACACAAATTCGGACTTCAAAGCCATTTCGACGTGGGGAGACCTCGACGACCAGTTTTGTTGGATGACGCCGGATTGGCAGAAAAAATTCAAGTGCTCCGAAGCGCTCGGATGGCGAACATTGAGCCGCAGGAACACGGCTTTTCTCGCTGCCCTCGAATGGGGGTGCGATGCAATCTATTCTCACGACGATGACAACCTCGTAACCGAGGTAACTTTTTTCGAGCAGATCGCCATTAACTTCGAACCGTTCAACGGCATCAAGGTCACCGGTACCAACGGCTGGTTCGATCCAGGCAGTCTGCTGATCCCGGCCACCCGCCATCGCGGTTTCCCGCACGGCAAGCCCGTCAGCAAGACCGCTCACCCCGTCACCAACGCCAGGGTAGGTGTCGCCGCTGGCCTCGTCACCGGCGACCCCGACATCGACGCCACGACCCGCATGGAGCATCGCCCCGACATCGGCAGCGTTCACATCCTGGGCTCGACCGGCGTGGTCGTCGACCCGCACACCTGGACCGTCTTCAACAGCCAGAACACTGCGGTGATCCGCGAGCTGATGCCGGCGTGGTTCATGATGCCCGGGGTCGGCCGCCACGACGACATATATGCTTCTCTCATTGTTCAGCGCGTCGCCCGCGAGCGGGATCTCCACGTCCATTTCGGCCCGCCCTTCACCTACCAGCAGCGCAACGCGCATGATCTGGTCAAGGACCTGCGCGCCGAGATCGATGGGATGGAGAACGTCTGCAAGCTGGCGACCCTGCTCGACCACATCGTTCTGCCGGGCAAGAGCGTGATCGAGGACACCTGCATCATCTACTCGGCGCTTCGCTACTGCGATTTCCTGCCGATCGAATCGGCGAATGCGGCGCTGCTGTGGATCGAGGATGTGGGGAGTGTGCTTTGATCGTGAAGCTGGTGCTAGGTACGAAATCTGATCCAGGGCCGAAGGTAATTGTCGAGTCGAACATCAAGTTTACTGAAGTCACGGCGTTTGATAATTGGCTGAAAGTCCAGAAGCTGGCGCGCGACTGGCTCAGGATGGAGTTGGACAAGGGATGAAACTCGCCATCGGCTTCTCAACCAAGGACCAGGTCGGCCTCACCCGGCATACCTTGCTGCGAGTTCTTCGGCACGACGATTTTGACTTGCTATGGGCCGATGGGTCGCGCACGTCGGAAGGGCAATCCTTTTTTACTCGTAACGCCGTCGGCCGTACGATTGCGTACCCGGAGGTTTACGGCGGCGCCGACGCGGCGATCGCATTCAAATTGAGCACGGCCTTGGCCTCGTCCGCCAACTACACCCACATCGGCCTGCTCGAGAACGACGTCCTCCTCGACGAGGACTGGTACGAGCCGACAATTGAACTGTTCGAGAAGGGGAAGCAAGATGGCCTCGCTGTCGGTGCGGTTAGCGCACGATCTTATGTGGACCGTGTACTGGTGCAGCGGGATGGCTATGCCGTTATGCACAATGTGGGCGCCGGCATGGCCATCTTTACGAGGGAGGCCGCCGAGATCGTCCTTCGTTCCTTTCGCACGGCATGGTGGCCCGCTAATCGTCTTATTTTTGCTCAGTTATCTGGCATCGATCTAGCCACCTACGCCGCCTTCCGCGGCAACGACCAGTGGGTGACGACCGACTGGGGCTGGGAAGCCCAACTCGCCAGCCATGGATTGGCCACCCTGGCTCTGACCCCGGCGAAGTGCCAGATGATCGGACAGAACCCGCCTTTGGAGCAGCAAGGCTTGCATCTCACGGCTCTGAACATTGTTTCGGGGCGTTGGACAGGAGATTCTGGGAAGTGGGATGATCCCGAAGTTGATTTTCAGCGCTATGTCAACGTCCTCGACGCCCTTCGCTATGACGGTGCCCGAACCGACCTCCCCGGAATCATCCACCGCGACGGCGCCGGCATGCTGTTTTTCCCGCATCAACTCGGCTATTTCGCAGGGGGTCCCGCATGGCTAGGAACTTTGGAATTGCAATGGAACCAGGGTTTCGGCCCGTTCGCCTACCGCGCTGGTCCGGGCGGCGCTATTCTCGCCTTGCACTTGTCTGGTTCCTCCTCGTTCCTCGTCAGTGGCGGTGTTGCCGGCGCCCGCGTCGCGATCAAGGACACCCGCTCTGGATTTAACTTCGCCCCTATGCTGCCACCCTCTCACGAGCCTGCCTCGCTGAACGTCCCGGGCGGCCCGATCCCGCGCAGAATTGTGCTTGAGATGGATGAGGGCGCGGTGTTTTATGGCGTCCAGACCGCCGATCCCCAGATGCTGGATGCGACGTTCAGGTTTGACTGGACACAATTACCAAAGGCTGTGTGATGAAAAAGTGTCTAATTCTCGGCGCCGCCGGATTTTTGGCTGGCCACCTCGAACACCGCCTCCGCGCCGAAGGTCACTTCGTCGTCAGCGTCGCCCGCAAACCCCCTCCCTTCCGGCCGTCGGTGGCCAATGAGTACAATATCCTGGATCTTACGAATACTGCCGATTTCCATCATCATTTTTTCCGTCATCACTTTGATGAATGCTACCAGCTGGCAGGCGAGGTTGGCGGTCTTGGGTTCATTGGTGATAGGAATCACGATATCGAGATTCTCACCAATTCCTTGAAAATAAACCTCCACACCCTCGAAGCGATCCACAAGACAGGTGCATGCAACCGCATCTTCTTCGCCTCTTCCCAGTGCGTCTATCCCGACAACCGCTTCGAGATCGACCCCTTTGCCGCCGAGCGCATCGCCCCGCCGCCCAAGCCCTGGGCCGAGACCGACGCCCAGTTCGAGAACAACTTCGCGTTTGCCAAGGAGAAACTGTATGCCGAGTCTCTGTACCTCGCCTTTTCCCGAAATCACGGAATTGACGTTCGGATCGGACGGCTCGGTAACACTTACGGTCCGTATTGCACATGGGACAGTGCGCGGGCTAAAGCTCCAGCCGCAATCTGCCGCCGAGTTGCGCAGTCACCTTATGCCGGCGTGGTTGAGCTTTGGGGAGACGGGAAGGCCAGCCGCTCCTTCACCTACGTCGATGACGCCGTCGAAGGCATGATCCGGCTGATGGCTTCGCCCCACCAGATGCCGGTCAACATCGCTCATTGCGAGACGACGACGATCGCCGAGTTGTTCGAGACCGTATGCCAGGTCGCCGGCAAGGTGCTGGCGTGGAAGCCGTCGGTCGGCCCCGAGGGCGTCCGCCACCGTGGCTCCGACAATACCCGGATCAAGCAGCTTCTGAACTGGGAGCCTTCGATTTCGCTGGAAGAAGGATTGCGCCAGACGTATCCCTGGATTAGGGATCAAGCCTTGACAAAGGCCGATACATAGCATACCCCAATTGTACTACAAAAGGAGAGGACGTCATGATTCTCGGATACATCAGGTGCTCGACGGCAGACCAGGCCAAGGACGATCGCTCGTCCCTGCAGGTTCAGACTGACATCATCGAGGGCTACGCCCGCACCCGCGGCGCCGACCGGTTCGGCGTCCAGATTTTCACCGATGCCGGTGTATCCGGCGCGGTCAAGCTTGCCGCGCGCCCCGCAGGCAGCGATCTCCTTGCCGCCTTAGCCCCGGGCGACACGGTGATTGCGAGCAAGCTTGACCGCATGTTTCGCTCCGCCTCCGATGCCCTCAACATGCTGGAGCTGTTCAAGGCGAAGGGCGTCCACCTCGTCCTGTTCGACATGGGCGTCGATCCGGTCACCGGCGATGGCACCGCCCGCCTTTTGTTCATCATCCTGGCCGCAGTCGCTGACATGGAGCGCGTCCGGATCAAGGAGCGCACCGCCGAGGGCAGGAAGGCGAAGAAGGCGAGGGGCGGGGTGATCGGCAAGGTCCCGTTCGGTTACCGGAAGGTCGGCGAGGGGCGGGCGGCGGTGTTGGAGAGGGATGAACGAGAGATAGCTGCTGCCGCGAGAATGCGGCGTCTGTATCAGGATCGCTACGCGCTTCCGCAGATTGCCGAGTTGCTGTCGAACGATGGATACGTGTCTCGCACCGGTAAGCCCTACACGCCGATGGCGATCCGGCGGGTGGTGACGGAGGCGAGACAATGACCGACGGCCCCTTCACCGACGACATGGCGCGCAAGTTTCTGCAGACCGCCAGGATGCAGCGGGAGATCATTCCCCACATGGAGGAGATGGCCCAGAAGCTGGCGGCGGCCGGGGTTGCTTCGGAGATGGTGAAGGGCGACTCGGCTGAGTATTCCATATATCGCTGGTGCGAAGTGATTCGCGATCGTGCCATGGTGTTGCTGCGCGAGAAGCGTGATGAAGCGAAGCGAGTGCTCGAGACCAAACAGATCGAGAAAAAGAAATGACCTCCGAACTCGAAGAACTGATTCGGCGCGCAAGGGCACACGTGGATGCGATGACGCCCGAAGAAAAGGAAGCGATGCTCCGTAGGCAGGCCGAAGGTTGGGCGCGATCGGAAGCACAATGGGCCGAGGACTTCCGGGAAGGGAAGTGCGAACGTGATTGATCCAGCCGAGTTCGAAGCCAAGTGCAAGGAGCTGTGCCCGCACTGCGCGGCCGGCGAAGCTGTGCGGGTGCGCACTGACACCGGCGAGATCGTCCACGACTTCTCGTTCGGTTCGGTAGATCCGCTTCTCGGCCGCCCCCGCGGCATGGGCCATTCGATCTGTCAGGCACATGAGTTCAGGAAAGCGAACGGACAATAATGCCGACTGGGCACGGTAAAGGCAGCATCGCAACCCAGTTCAAACCGGGGCAGCGTTTGACGTTTGAAGAACGATACGAACGTCTTGCTTTTCCGGAACCTAATTCTGGATGTTTCATTTGGATGGGAGCGCTAAACTGGAACGGTTACGGCAAGATGGGCATCGGCCTTGTGTCAGAGGGCACTCATCGGATGCAGTATGCGCACATTGTTGCTTACGAGCATTTTGTTGGACGGGTTCCAGAAGGAAAGGTGCTTGATCACAAATGCCGAATGCGATGCTGTGTGAACCCGGATCATCTTGAACCAGTGACGCAAATAGAAAATATCAGACGCGGCACGGCCAGTGAAGTTACTCGCGCTAGAATGGCAGCAATAACGCATTGCAAGCGCGGTCATCCGCTGAGCGGACCTAATTTAAATTTATACCGTGGCGTGAGGCTGTGTCGCGCTTGCCGCGCAATGTATTCTAAAAAACAGGAAGCGAAACGCCGTGGGTAATCGCGAACAAGCACAAAATCTTTTGCTTAAGGGAGAGCAGGCTGCGCAAGATAAGTCGGCGCCTACAAATATGGACCATGCCTACCAGCTGACTTCCAGTGCTTGCTACGCCGATCCATCTTACGGTCACGCTTTTTATGCGAATGGTTGTGCCGCTTCCGACTTGGTTCGTCCTCATGCGGCGGTGGCTCTTTTTCGTCGTGCGATTGAAAACGACTTGGATGCTGACGAGCGTCCGAAAGCATTGATTAATCTTGCATGGGAATTAATGAAAATTGGCGGGCATCAGGAAGCTGTTACGCACTTGTACGAGGCCCTTCGGCTGAATCCAAAACTCGCACTGGGATATATGCACCTTTCTATGTGCGAGCAGACCTTCGGCAATACGGCCGAGGCGGTCGGCTACGCCCTGAAGTGCTTCGAGCTTGCCGACCCCAACGACGGCCAGGGATACCCGATCGCTGAGTTCCAGTTGGCGTTCGCGTTGTTGTTCGACGGGCAGTACGCCGCCGGCTTGAAGCATTTCGAGTCCCGGTTTGCCGCGCGGCTGCCGAATTTCCTGCTGTATCCGTACCCGAAGTGGCGAGGCGAGAATGGCAAGACGTTATTTCTGGTTGCCGATCAGGGTCTTGGTGACACGCTCTCTTACGCCAGATTCGTTGAGGCCGCAGCTTCCCGCTGCCGCTATATTCACATGTGCGTTCAGAGTGAGTTACGGCGCGTCTTCGAGCATGCTTTTCGGCATCTACGAAATCTCAATTTCCTTCCATCGCCGTCCAATTTCCCTGGCGACGCCGACGCCTGGTCCACGTTCGTAAGCCTACCGTTCGCACTCGGTCTTACGGACGATGAAATAAAATCGGCCCCCAATATCGACATGCCCCGGCCTCCCATGAGCAACCAATGGAAGGTCACGGACCGCAAGTTCCACATCGGAATAGCGTGGGCCGGCAGCCCGATGAACGACATCGACAAGCACCGGAACATCCCGATCCACCACTTTGTGGAGCTTTACAAGGTCCCCGGGATACAGCTTTACTCGTTGCAAGTCGACGCCAAGAAGACCGACCTGAACCTGTGGGGCTTTGCCCCGCTCATTCGTGACCTGTCAGGATACATTCGCGATGTCGCAGACACGGTTTCCATCCTCCAGGAGCTCGATCTCGTCGTTACGGTTGAATCGGCTCTTGGCCACATATGCTCAATGTCTGGAAGGGACTGCTGGGTGCCCTACAGTCACCTCGGCAGAGATTATCGCATCGGTGTATCGGAAGCATCGACGCGCCTTTGGACCCCCAAGCACCGCATCTTCCAGCAATCCGAAGACATGCGATGGGAGCCCGTGTTCGAGCGGATCGTCGAAGCTTTGAGGGAGAAGGTGTCCTTTTAAACACCACTTAAGGAAAACAAACATGAGAACCAAGCCAATTCTTTGCGTCGATTTCGATGGCGTCATTCACAGTTATACGAGCGGCTGGAAGGGCGCGACCGTCATCCCTGATCCGCCGACCCAAGGTGCGTTGCGCTGGCTATGGAAGGCGACCGAATGGTTCAACGTCCAGATCTATTCGTCGCGGTCGAAAGATCCAGAAGCACGGCTTGCGATGGGTCGATGGATGATTGAACATTCCAAGATCGAGTTCGGCGCAGACCATCCGATGGCGATGTCAGATGATGACGGCGACGCTGGTCCAGTTTATCCAATCGGAATCGCCTATGAGAAGCCCGCTGCGTTCCTGACGATCGATGACCGCGCGATATGCTTCGAAGGTGATTGGAGCGAGATCGAGCCGGCTGACCTGCTCAACTTCAAACCGTGGAATAAGCGAGACCTCGGTGCAACCGGAACCTTCCCGCAGGGCGTTCTCAATGACGACGATCAGGGCGCGCTCAAGATCGGCATCGCCTATAACAAACGCGACGGCCTCGTGCACCTGAATTTCGGCAAGCCGATTGCATGGACCGCATTCGCGCCGGAGATGGCCGTCAATCTTGCGCGCATGCTGTTGAAGCATGCTGGCGCGAAGAAGGTCGAGATCGAGATTTAGCTTTAACGAGTTGACAATGAAAGGCTTCAAGATGGACAAATTGCTGGTCCCGCCAATGATGGCCGATCGAGTCATTTGCCAATGGCAGTTCGAGGGCGGCGGCTTTGTCGCAGTCATCTCGTTTGGCGGCCCTTCGACCGCCGAAAAGCTTGATGCCATTCAACGAATGATCGACCTCAAGCGGGAGGAGATCGCAAAATCAGTCCCGGGTTTTAAAGCTGCTCAGCAGGCTGAGAGTGATCCGCCGGTGACGTCGGATTGTCCCGGGACTGATACCTTAACCATCGGATAGGGAAAAGGATCTGGCTATTCGATGGAGCTTTGCTGCCGGCACGGTATCGATCCAGACGAAATGGTTTCCCGCTAACGAGTTGAAAAGGTCACCGACATGCCCTGGTCCAAACCAGTTTTCTCCTCGATGGTTTCCGAAGTTGGCTGGGACGAGTCGACCGAGGAACTCCTCGTAACCTTCGCCAAGAACGGCAAGACGGCGGCCTACAAGGGGTTTGACGAGGGCAAGGCCGAGCAACTGTCGCGTGTGCCGTCGGTTGGCGGCATGTTCCTCGACGAGATCAAGCCGTTTGCGAGCGGGTGGCGATATGTCTGACGAACAACCCGACGAGTCCGAAGCCCGCGCCGTTTTGTTCGACCAGATGGCGGCCCAGATCCGTCTGAACAAGGATGCGATCTTCGGCGGCGCCTTCCTGATGGTGCCCCCCGCCGGCGATCCGTTTTCATCGCTGATGCTCAATCAGGACGAGGCGTCGATCTTCTGGGCCGCGGTGCAGACGCTGGCAAACATGGCCCTGGAATCCCTCCAGCAGGCCAGCCGGCAGCAGGGGTTTCAGAGGCGATGACTGCTCGTCGTACCATAGCCGCCAGCGATAATCTCGCCGTTTTGAACGGCGCGAAGTCGAAGAACAACGGCCGGTATAACGGCAACGGGCGCCATTGGGCCACGCCGCCAGAGGTGTTTGCCCCGCTGCACGCAGAGTTCGATTTCACGCTAGATCCATGTTGCTCGATCGAGACGGCAAAATGTCCGCAATTCTTCACCGAGCGCGAGAATGGTCTTATCCAAAGCTGGGTTGGCCACCGGGTATTCATGAACCCGCCCTACGGCCGCGAGGTCTATGCTTGGACACGGAAGGCGCGTCTCGAGCAATCAGCCGGCGCTTTCGTGGTCGGCCTTTTGCCTGCGTCGACTGACCTCGCATGGTGGCATGACGACGTGGTCGGGCATGCTGAGGTGCGGTATCTACGTGGCCGCGTCAGATTTATGACGGGCGGCCCATACCGAGCTTCTGGATTTTTCGCCAGCGTCGTCGTGATTTGGCGTCCCAAGTTTCGTTGACCTGACCGGGAATTGCCCCTATCTTGCCGGCCATGGCTGGCTGGTCTCGAGAGAAGCGCCTGGCGTTTGAGGCGGCGTTTTACGCCTTCCTGAGCCAATGCCGGATCAATTCGAAGGAAGGCGGGTTCATCTCGCTCGGCGACAACATCTATTACGGCCAGCGGCTGTTCATCACGGCCATTCTTGACGGGCTTGAACAGGACATCCACGACTTCTACTGCCTGAAATCCCGCCAGCTCGGCATCACCACGATCTGCCGGGCGCTTTCTGCCTTCTATCTTGGTGTGCACCGCGGACTTTCCGGCGCCTTGGTGTTCGATTCCAACCAAAATATGAACCTGGCGCGGGCTGAACTCACAACGATGATCACGGATCTTCCGGAGCGACTTAAATTCCCCGAAATCAAGAAGAAGGGCGGTGACAATCGCGACGGTCTGACCTTGATCAACAACTCCAAGATATTGTTCAAGTCGGCCGGCATCAAGAAGACCAAAACGTCCGGCACGCTCGGCCGATCGGCCGGCTTGTCGATGGCGCACATGTCTGAACTCTGTTCCTACGACAACAAGGAAGGCCTGGTTTCCTTCCGCCGCTCGCTGTCTCAGTTTAATCCTGACCGCCTTTATATCTACGAGTCGACCGCTCGCGGCCCGAACCAGTGGAAGGACATGTGGGATATCGCGCGCGAGGATACCGACCACTGCATCTGTGTTTTCATCGGCTGGTGGGCGCATGATTTGCAGCGCATTGACCGTTCGGATGCAAGGGATTGGCCGTTGTACGGTGTCCAGCCGCCGACGCAGTCGGAGCAGAGCAAGATCGATGCCGTTAAGGAAATGTACGGCTACGAGATTTCCCAAGAGCAGTTGGCATGGTACCGTAAGCTGGTTGATCCTGCCGCGCGCGTCGAGGGCGATGTCGATGCCGGCTTCGAGGGCGACTCGTTGCAGAAGCAGGAAGATCCGTGGACCGAGGACGAGGCATTCCAGCAGACCGGCAGCACCTTTTTTGCCGGTGAATCGCTAAAGGATCAGTCCGACAAGTACGTCCAACGCAAGTCCATGCCTTACATGTTTCTCGGAGGGTCTGAATTTTCGGATATGAAGGTCTATAAGGCCGAGACCACTCGCAACATCGAGTTGAAGGTGTGGGAGCCGCCGTCGCCCAGTGCAGTCTACGTTATCAGCATCGATCCCGCGTTCGGCGAGAACGAGAACAACGACCGTTCCGCGATCCAGGTTTTGCGTTGTTACGCCGACGGATGCGATCAGGTTGCCGAGTACGCCTACACCATGATTTCCACGAAACACTTGGCACATGTCGCGGCTGGTATCATGGCATGGTACGGCAACGAGCCGCTCAGCGAGGTTTATTACATCCTGGAAATCAACGGTCCCGGCGGCGCGGTGCTTCAGGAACTGAAGTCTTTGAAGTTCCAGATCGAAAACGGCTACGCGCCGATGGAGGAGCAGGGACTTAAGAACATCTTCCGTAACGTCAAGCAATTCATGTACGCCCGTCCGGACTCGCTGTCGGGTGGAGCTTCGGCATGGCACTGGAAGACGTCGCCCAGCAACAAAGAGGCGATCATGGAGGAGCTTCGAGGCTTCGTTTCCAATGGGCAGCTTCGTATCCGATCGCACGATCTCGTTGAGGAGATGAAGAACGTGACTCGGGACGGCGCATCGATCGCTGCGGAGGGCGATTTGAAGGATGATCGGGTCGTGGCAGCCGCTATGGGCACGCACTACTGGGATTCCAAGATCCGGCGCAACCTGATCGTTCAAAAGCGGACCCGATCGGCGGAAGCCGCCAAGCGGCAGGCCAGCATTATTGACACCACGTCGCTGTTCAACCAGAACATGATGGCGTCGTTCATGAACCAGAAGGCGCAGACCCGGGTACAGGCGCAGCGACTGGCGATGAAGAACGCATGGAGGTACGGACGGTGATTCAATACGTTTTCGTAGCGTTGGGCGCGCTCACAGCTATTGCCGCTGTTGGATCGCTGCTCGTCTTGACCGCAAAAGCATGGGATCGCTGATGGCCGTCATCCTCAAATGCCCCGCCTGCCGGGAAAAGTTCAAGTACGACGTCAGTCAGGGCTGGCCCGACGAGTGCCCGATCTGCAAGACCGACATCAACAACCGGCGCGCCGACGACGATGTGGTGATGCCGAATATCCTGTCGTTCAAGACCAAGAACAACGACAAGGTCGCTCGCGACATCATGGACGGCTCGGTGCAGCGTGCTGAGATGGCTGCTGTCATGGCCGGCACCAGCGTCGAGGACATGGCGGGTCTTAAGATCACTAACCTCAACGATCGCAACGACACCCAGTTTGCAACCAAGGATGAGGTCAACGATGTAACCCGGCACATGGATGTGATGAAGGCGCAGGGCATGCCGGTTGGATTCGGTGCCGGCTCGGCTCAAGCCATGGGGCAGGCCGCTCAAGCGCACGTCGGTGACAGCCCTTACGCTGGTCTGCGTGAGCGTAACCGGTTACAGAAATTCTTGCCTCCTATCGGACAGGCCCCGCTGCCTCGCCAGATCACTGATAATCCGAATTACCGGTCGCCGGTATGATTCGCGACATCCCGACAGACACGAAGCTGCTTGTTCCGTTCGCGAACGAGTTGATCGAGACCTGTCGGGTCAGTCAGGCCAATCGCGCCGCTTATTATCGCTTGCTCAACATGATCGCCGAGACCGGCCGCGCGGACGGCGGCAAGGCGCTCATCAACACGATGAACTATCACCTCGAGCGGACGCAGTCGCATCTGTTCTCGCCGATCGAACTGAAGTTCGCCTGTGACTTCGACAACGACTACAAGCCTAACGACATCAAGCGCGGGCAGGTCGTCGCCAAGCACCTGACGCGGCACTGGGAGCGGTCGGGGTCCGGCACTTTGTTTGGTCAGGGCGTCAAGGAATCGTTGAAGTACGGCGCTTCGATTTTCAAGCAGTGGCCGAAGTCGGAAGGCTCGGCCGGCAAGGAGCGCATTTCTTACGAGAAGCAGCTGGTGATGCCGTGGAATTTCGGCGTCTACAAAGAGAGCGAAGCCGACATCGATAACCAGGAAGCGCTGTGCGAGACGTCGTACCTGACCGGCCCCGAGGTGTGGCAGCGGATTTATCGGCTGCCGAAGGCCGAGGAGATGTTCAAGAACATCATGGTGCACGCCCACATGGGGCAGAGCACCGGCAGTGGTCCGGACAGCTTTTTTCATCAGGTGCTGTCGACCTCGGTGCTCAACACCGGAGTGCAGCAGTCGACACGGCCACTGCCTGGCGGCATCGTACAGCTCGGCAATGACCCGAACTATCCGACCATCAGCCCGATCGACGGGGCGCCGACCGTCAAGTTTCACGAGTTGTGGGTCAAGGACGAGGACGACTACGTCACGATCCAGATTGTCGAGCCCGACATCCTCGTGACGCGGTTCAAGCTGTCGAATTTGATCGGCATTCCGCTCACCCAGCCGTACCGGCTGATTCAGCCGAACCCGTTGCCCGGTTGGTTCTGGGGGCGCAGCGAGCTGATCGATTTGATTGAACCGCAGGCGTTCCTGGCGCAATTGTGCGATGACCTGAAGCGGCTGATCGGTCTTCAGATCGACAAGATCCTGTCATTCAGCGGTGAGAACACGATCACGGATGAGTCCTACGCGCAATTTCGTCTGTTGGGCTATATGAATCTCGGACAAGGCGGCAAGGCCGAGGATCTGACCCCGAAATTCCCGTCTGAACTGCTGCCTATCATCAAGTACGTGCAGGAACAGATCAACACGCTCGGGTCATTCCCCGAAATCATGCAGGGCAAGGGTGAGGCGGGCGTGCGTGCCGGTGCTCATGCCGAGACGCTGATGAAAACGGCCTCGCCGACCTTGCGCGATCGCGCGCTGCTGACCGAACAGCAACTGGCGTCATGCGCCGACCTCACAATGACGATGATGGAGGCGAAAGAGGACCGGAAGTACTGGACCAATCCGGAGGACATGGAGGGGACCGGCTTCATGATCACCGATATCCCTGAGGACTGGCGCATCACCGTCGACAGTCACTCGTCGAGCCCGATATTCGCTGACGAATCGACGCAATTGCTGTTTGCCTTGCGCAAGGCGGGCGATGTCGACGGTGAGTTCATCATCGATCACACCGCGGTGCCCGACAAGGAAAGTGCGAAGGCGTCGCTCAAGCAGCGCAAGCTGGCGGGCGAGCAGATGCAGGAGAAACTGCTCGGTCAGTTGTCACCCGAGGGCAAGGACAAGGCGATCGAGGGCATGCTCAAGGGGCATGGAAGGCATTGAACGACTCCGGAACGTCTTTCAGGGCATTCGTTCCGGAGTCTATCAGCCTTCTTCACCAAGAATGCCACTGGCAGGCTGAATAGCGTTAGCCTCTGAACCCGCCGCCCATCGGCGTCAGCACGCCCGGCACTTGCCCGCGCGATGCCGGACCGATCAACGGATCGCTTTTCGCCGCAGCGACGAACTTGATCTTGACCCGCTCCTCGGCCAGCGAGCGCTGGATGCGCGCGGCTTCGATGAGGTCGAGGTCTTCGAGCATCACGCCGTGGATCTGCGAGACAGGAATGGCGTAGGTTTGCCCGAAATCATCGGAGCCGATCAACACGTTAAGTTCGGTGCCGCCACTCATGATGTTGCCGACGTAAGCATTGTAGGCTTCACCGGCTTTTTCTTCGGTCTTGAAGAGAAGCGCCCACGCCGAGCCGCTTGGTCCGAAGTTGATCGTCAGGCTGTACATCAGGTCATCCTTTTTTGCGCGGGTCATCGGCCCACTCGTTGAAAGCGTCCACGGGGAATCGATATGGACCGTTGTCGGTGAAGCGGGTGAAGGGCGGGCGGTGCCGCTTGCGCCTGATATAGCGATACAACGTGTCGAGACTGACACCGATGTGGTTGGCGGCTTCTTTTGCGGTGAACCAGCGGCGGGCATGAGGCTCAATTTGCATGGAAACGTCGTATAGCATCTGAAAAAGCTTTTAGCAATCCTAAAATCGTTGGAATTGCATGCCCTTGCGGTATGGCCTTCCTCTGGGAACCAAACGAGGTTGTCCCGGCACGAAGAAGTGCGTCCCGTTCACACCACTCCAAGGAGTCGAGCCATGATCGAGCGCAATCGGCGCGGCAAGCGCAAGCACCGCAAGTGATGCCTACCCCAGCTCCTGCAGCTCCGGGCGGACAGCCTGCGCAACCTCCATTCGGTTCGACACCCGCCACGGGCTCGACGCCGAACAAGGGTTACGAAGCTGCCGGATTGCAGAAGCTGGGGGTCGTCGTCAAGCAACTGGAGTCGCTGTTGCCGGAAGTCGGTGCCGGCTCGGATATCGGCAAGGCCGTCCTCGAATCCCTCAACAAGCTGGTCAAGTTCGTGCCCAACGGGTCCGTGACGCCGGCCGCTCAGAAGAACTCGATCGAGGCGCAGCAGCGGCAGATGGCCCAGAACAACCAGCAGATGCAGGCCGTGCAGCAGATGCGTCAGAAGATGGCACAGGGCGCGCAGGGCGGCGGACAGCCAGGGATGGGAGCGGCAGCGTGAGCATTTTCGAATCCAAGGAACAGATGCCGCCGAAGGATATCAGCCCGGACGTGGTGCGGACCGCGATGACCCCGGCCGAGGTGCATCACAACTACATGCCGGCGACGATGCCGCATCGTCAGGCCAGCGTCGAAAACATCCAGCGGCCCCGCCGCGGCCACGACTACTGAGGAGCGATCCATGTCCAACGTCAACATCTTCCAGAACAGCACGAAGTCGATCCCGACCTCCGACGCCCAGATCGTTCGCGTCGACATGGAGCAGATCGACATCGGCGGCCGCAAGTCGCATCTGCCCGGCCAGTCCAAGGCCACCGACATGACGCTCAGTCACGTCCCGAACATGTCGTCGATGCCGGGGACCAAGTAAGTCATGGCGAAGACAGTCGAAATCGACGAGGCCGAGTACAACCAGATGGTCGCCCTGCGGGGCATCGCGACCAAGATTGTCGCCAATCCCGCTGCGCGCCGCCGCCTCGAGGAAGCCCAGAAGCTGGTCGACCCCAACGCGCCGACCCCCATGCTGGATGCCGATCGACTTCAGGCCGAGCCGGTGAATGCGCTCAAGACCGAGCTTTCCACCGAGATCGCCGCGCTTAGGAAAGAGCGCGAGGACGAGAAGCGAGAGAACGCGCTGGCGCGTATCGCCTCTGAGCAGGAGCGCGGGTTCCGTCGCCTGAAGACTGAGCACCGCTACACTGACGAGGGTGTCGAGGCGATCCGCAAGCTGATGGAGACCAAGGGTCTCATCGATGTGGATGACGCGGTCGCCATTTTCGAGCGCGCCAACCCGCCGCAGATGCCGACATCGCCGTCCGGCGGGCTTACCGGCCCGTCATGGGGCTTCACCGACACCAGCGCCGAGTCCGACCAGGCCGTGAAGGATCTGATCGGCACCAAGGGCGACGTCGAGTCGATCGTTGACCGTATGGCGATGACGGCTTTGAACGAGTTCAGGCAGGCTCACGGGGGTCGTCGTTGATATGACGCAGTTCGTAGCCAGCATCGCGCAGAAAGTCGGGATAGGTTTTTGCCATCTCGATGATGAATGCGATTTTGTCTACGACGCGTTGGCCGGGTCCGTGATTGCTGTTGAACAATTCGAGGTTGCTCAGGTCATTGTTGGATCGGTTTCCGTCCCTGTGATGGACGGTTTCTTCGGAAAGCAGATCGCGGGCAAGGAATTTCGACATGACGTAGCGATGCTCCATGATATGCTTGCGTCCAGTACGCCCAAGCACCGGGATGGTTATCCACATGTAGCCGTTTCGTTTTTTATGCTTTCCGTATTCGCCGCGCTCAAATCGTTCCAGCGCTTTGGTCGATTGCGACATTACTTTGCAATCGTGGTTGCAGTATTTTTGCTGTTCGTAAAGGCGGCCGCCTGGTTTACGACGTTTGGGATTTTCTTTGCCGCACGACAGGCATACGAAGGTGTTGCCCGATTCGCTTGTTTTGCGGCGACCTACGCCCGAACACTGTCGCGAGCAGTACCAAGGATCTCGTCCGTATTTCTTGTGGTATGCGGCGACGAAGTTCTTCATCATCGAGAAATTTTTGCCGCACTCGCGGCAAGTGAAGTTCACGGGAGTGCGTCCTTCGGACGGGATTCCTTTGGAAAAGCGGTGCGCGCTCCGGCACGCGAGACCGCAGTACTTTCTGTTTTCGCTAGGGAAACAGGCGAAAGGTTGCTGGCAGTTTTCACAGACTTTCTCAATCGGCATCGATTGGCTCCTTTGTTTGGCGACGAAGGCACCATATCGATGTCGATTGGGATTGTCAAGTAAATAGGTATGAACAAATGCCTCTCCCGGGTCTAGGAGTTTCCCCCGCTGCGGGTTCACTTTATACGGAGTTGTCTGCAGTAACTCGCAGGGCATTTGTTCCCCGTTTGTTCGTCCAAATTTATTTTGGAAGTCCAACTCTGTTCTATATGACCGGCAACGCGCAGCGCGCGGCCGGCGGCCTGAACCAAGTGACCATACCTTTGCAAGGTAACTCGATGGTCCAAGGTCAATTTACTGGTTACGGCGGTGGATTCAACAGCCCTGTCATCACCCCCGGCGTACAAAACGGTCAGTGGAATCTGGCGTACTGGGTGGTCCCGGTGCCGCTGCCGTTCGGCGAGACCGTGATCCAGGCCACCGAGCGCGAAGTCTCTCTGCTCAAGACCCGCATGAACGACGTCTATGCGGTCACCCGTCAGCAGTTCGCGCGTCTGAGCTTCACCAACAACACTGCCAACCCGCTATTCCCCGACTCGTTCTACAATGCATTCGATGACGGGACGAATGTGCCGACCTATGGCGGCATTAACCGCAACGCGCAGGGCAACGCGGCGTTCAAGGGCCAGTACATCAATCTCAATTCCGGCACGTACTCGCAAGGTGCGGCGGGCTTCACGCGCGCCGGTATGGCGACGCTGCTGGCCGGTACCACCGACGCGGCCGGCGGCGAGTCCGTCACCTTCGTCGTGATGAACCCGGGCGACTACGCGACGCTCAACAACACCTTCATTTCGATCGAGCAGATCAATCCGTCGCCGGGCTCGCAGTACACGATGGACACCGCGGTGCGGTCGTCCTTCCCAAACTTGGTCGTATCAGGCATCCCGATCTTCGCTGACCACTTCTGCCCGAAGGGCGAGGTCTTCGGCATCAACGTCAAGTACACCTCGATGTACATGTCGGAGGATGCCGCGTTCGACTTCAGCGGGTTCTACTCGCTGGTCCCCCTCGGGCAGATCGGCCAGCAGGGCGTGGTGGTCTGCGGTTACGACATTCTTTCCGCCAAGTCGGTTTCCGGCTTTCACGGGTTCGGCCTTCTCGGCGCCGCGTTTTAAGGAGAGCTTCACATGCCGATCGGTTTGTCAGGTCCCGGCGTCGGACTTCCCTTCCCGCAGAATCTTTTTCCTTCGGAGCTTCAAAACGCGCCGCAGGACGCTTCGAGCAACCGCCTTGCGCTGGCGCCCGGAGATACGTTCGTCGTTCCGGCCGGCGACTGGTTCATCGCTCTCGGCATGTACTGCGTACTGCAGTACCTAGATCCCGTCACCAACACCTGGACGACGGCACCCGGCGCGGCATGGACCCGCGGCACGCATTTTGTACCTTCAGACGGGTTCACCACTCGCGTCGCCAATCTGACTGGTTGCGTGGTCAGCGCTTCGGTCGTCAATGGCGGCACAGCTTATGTTCAGGCAACCACGACGATCACGGCGATCGGCGGATTCGCGACTGGCGGTGCGGTGCCGACTTTCCTGCCGATCGTTGGTGGTGCTCTCGGTCCGGTAGCTTACACCCTGACTTCGACCAACGCAGGCGCGGGCTACGGTGTGGCACCGATCATCATGATCCCGCCTCCGCCCCCGGCACAGGTCAACGCCAACGGCGTTGGCGGTATTCAGGCGGTGGCTTTCGCGGTGATTGCCAGCGGCACGATCTCGTCGGTCAGCATTATCAACCCCGGTGCCGGTTATCCGACGACCCCCGTGGCCGTCGTGGTGCCCAGTCCGTTCGACCCGAATCTTGCGACCGGTATCACCAACGCCACCGTGTCGCTCTCGCTGACCTCAAGCGGAGTGATCATGGGTGCGCTGTGCACCAACAACGGGAGCCCGCTTACCAACGGCTCGCTGACGTCGATCACGCTGTCGATCGGCGGCGCCGGCTCGTCCGGCTCGCTGACGGCGAATGTGATGCAGACGATCATCACGGCGACTGTGACGGGCGCAGGTACTGGCTACGGCACGTCGGCAATCCCGCTTCTGACCGCTGGCGGTGCTCCGGTTCAGGGCACGATCACCAACGGTCCAGATTCACTGTTCCTGGCGTTTTCGCCGCGACCGGCCAACATCGTCATCACCCCGGGCAACACGTCGATCTCGGTCGCAACCGCGGGCGTGATCTACGATGGCGGTTTGTTCGAAGCCGCGCCGAACACCTTGCTGACCATTGGCGCGGGCGGCGGTGGTGCGGGCACCGTCACCATCGCAACGGTCGGGTTGAACATGGGAAGTCGCGGCGACATCGTTATCATTCAACCGACGCCGTAAGGAACGGGCATGGCCCAGACCTTCAGCCAATCCCTGACGGGCATCAACGCAGGTGCCCGTTACAACACGCCGGCGACAGTGCGGATCGGCGACCTCGACGCTGCCGGCAACGCGCTGAACAGCAGCACGGCGGTCGGTGCCCAGCAGGGCTCGATGGCAAGGGGCAACCAGATTCTGTGCAAGAATCCGGACGGGTCGCAGTCCTGGTACACGATCGACGCCGAGCGCACGATCCCGGGCGTATCCGTTGTGATGAGGCCGGTATAGTCTGGCCCGGCAAAGGAGTAATTTGCCGTGCTCACCGCCTATCAGACAGCGACCCGATCCCTGCTTCAGCTCCCTGGTAGTGCTTCAACCAGCCTCTACTCAGATCCGGATCTGACGCGCTTCATCAATGTCGCGCGTGGACAGGTCGCCGGTGAGGGCGAGTGTATCTGGGTGCACGGCACAATTCCGACCGTTGCCGGCCAAACCCCTTATCGATTCCAGGACATTAACGTCGGGCTACCGACGAACACGGGGGTGCAAGGCGTCATCAAGATCAGCAGCATGAGTTATGTCGCGGGAAGTGGGCAACTATGGATCCCGCCGCGCCCTTGGCCATGGTTCTCGCTGTACGAGTTGAACAATGCCGCGCCGGTCCCCGGTCCCCCGAAGACATGGGCCCAGTACGGTCAGGGCGCGGCTCCGACCGGCGTCAGCGGCTCCACGATCGGCGGGGGCAGCTTCTACGTATCGCCGATTCCGGATGACGTCTATACGCTGACATGCAACAGCGTCTGCTATCCGATCGCACTTGTCGACGACAACACGATCGAGGCGCTGCCCTATTTCTGGACCGATGCGGTGCCGTTCTTCGCCGCTTACTTCGCACTGATGTCGGCGCAGACCAACGCGCGAATGGCGGATGCCGCCAACATGTACAAGGGGCATTACGCCGAGTTCATGGACCGGGCGCGGAAGCAGTCGAATCCTGATGTTGGCCGCTGGCAGTACCGGCAGTCCGGTGATCCGGCACAGGGTCCGAAGATGGGGATTTCGAAGGGAGGTGCCGCATGAGCACCCCCGACGCGCATTTCTACCTCAAGCAGGTGCAGCGACTGCTGCGCGAGCAGCGGCAGGAGTTTGAGAACCCCGAGGATTTGCTGTCCTACATCAATCTGGCGCGTCGCGAGGTCGCCGGCCGCACCCAGAGCATCCGCCGCCTGACGCCGATCTCGGGGCAGGTGGTGTCGTCGACGGTGACCGCAGGCGGCAGTGGCTACGTGAATCCGGTTGCTACGATCACCACGCCTGATTTCCCCAGTGGCGTGTTGCCGTCGCCGCAGGGGCGGCAGGCTACGGCGGGCGTCGTGATGAGCGGTGGCGTGGTCACCGGGGTCGATATCAATGACGGCGGTGACGGTTATTTTCAGCCGCAGGTGACGATCACCGATTCGACGGGACCGGGCACCGGCGCAACGGCAACGCTGACCATATCGCCGATCAACACGCTCAACGCCGGGCAGGAGGTTTACAATTTCAGTGACATTGTCATTGGCCAGTGGCCGGGCGTCGCTTCGGTTCATGCGATCAAATCTGCGAGCGTGATATACGCGAATTACCGCTACTCGTTGCCGATGTACGCGTTTTCAACTTATCAATCGATGATCAGGCAGTACCCGTTTCAGTACACTTATGTGCCGACGTTCTGTTCGCAGTTCGGTCAAGGCGCGGGCGGTAGCTTCTATGCGTACCCGCTGCCTTCGCAGACCTACCAGTGGGAGTTCGATTGCTTCTGCCTTCCGGAAGATTTGGAACTAGACAATTCGATACCCGAGGCGATACCCGAACCGTGGACCGATGCGGTTCAGTACATGGCTACGCAGTTGGCGTACCAAGAACTTCAGAACTGGAATGCCGCGAAGCTCTACGAGCAGCAATTCGATAAGCGCACACTCGGCTATTCGTCGAATGCTCGTCCGGGACGCGCAGTGAATCCATACGGGCGCTACTGATGATTGAAGCCCAGCAACCTCAAGCCGAACAGCCGTCCCAGTACCTTCCCGCAGGTCCTCCTGATCCGTTGATCTTCGAGGACTTCGAGGGCATCAATACGGCGACGTTGCGCCCGGGCGTGGATGACAAGGAGACGGCGTGGCTGGACGGCTTCATGCCTCTGGCCAAGCGCAACCTTCGAACCATGTACGGCAAGGGACCGTCGATATTCACGGCGCCGACCAGTTCGATCGTATGTTTTGACATCATCAACCTCGGCTCGTCTCCTGTTGCCATAGTCGCGCTTGCCAACGGTAGTTTGTATCAGGTCAGCCTGGCGACCAGCGTCGCTACGCTCATGGCCGGACCTGGCACGATTCAAAATCCGAGCCGCTCGACGATAGGGGTCACGCAGTGGGGTAACCAGTACGCGCTGATCGTTGCCTTGCAAACCAACGGTTACTTCATCTGGGACGGAACGACGTTCTTCCCTCCGGGAGCTACCGGACCGACTGGGGGCACCGTGCCGCTCGGTCTGGGCGGATCGGCGATTGAAACTTTCACGGGTAGAGTCTGGCTTGCCGGCGCGGCGACAGTTGCTTTTTCGGCTCCGGGCTCGTTCATCGATTTCTCGTCCGCTAATGGCGGCGGTAACTTCACGTCTGTCGATAGTTTCCTGCGGCGGCAGTTCACATCTCTGAAGCAGACCAACGGGTTCTTGTACCTGATCGGCGACTCTTCGATCAATTATATTTCAGGCGTGCAGACGTCCGGGGTGCCGCCAGTTACAACATTCACTAACCAGAATGCTGACCCCGAAGTGGGTTCTCCGTGGGCGGGCACCGTCATGGTGTTCAACCGCAATATCATGCTGGCCAACGCTTTCGGCGTTCATGTTTCCTACGGTGGTGCGGTGACGAAGGTCAGCGAGAAACTGGATGGTGTGTACAATACCTCTCCCAACTTCAACAACCAGCTTCCCAGCTCGGCCAAGGCGATCATTTTCGGCAAGAAGTGCTTCGTTCTGCTCCTTTCCATAGTCGATCCCATCACCGGTCAGACGACCAACAAGCTGTTTCTCTGGAACGGCAAGTTCTGGTGGGCGTCATCGCAGGACGTCTCGCTGGTCTACATTAATTTTCAGGAATTGGACTCAGTGCTGACGACGTGGGGTACGGACAGCATTTCACTTTTTGCGCTTTTTCAGCAACCTTCGATCGCTTTTGAAAAGATAGCCCAGACCAAGTTATGGGATAAGCCGGGAGGGTACCAGTTCACGAAGTTTGTCACTCGTTTTTGGGCGATATTCAGGCTGTACGACCCCCGAAGTCCGACGGTCACGGTATCGATCGACAATGAAACGGCTTCTGATTCCAACACGATCAACATGGTCCCCCCGGGCGGCGGTACGACATGGGTTACCTCGACGGGCGCGGATTCAACGTGGCTTACGGCGGGTAACGTTTTGTCGGTGTGGTTAGCGGCGGGGGTGAACTACTCGGTGGTATCGGCGCAGGCCGTAGCGCAGTCGGGAGTTCTAACCGGCTTCACGATGACGACTAATTCAGCGGATATGGCCTTGGTGTCGGCCATGATTCATGATGAAGTCGCCGGGTACCGAGGATAGGGCATGGCGTTCAGCATCACCCAGTTTCAGAACAACACGACGAACCTGCTTTCTGCCCTGGACAACAACTTCGTGACGGGCAGCGCGCAAGCGCCAATCCCTTGCTCTGTTGCTGGCACCAACACGCTGACGCTGACGCAAAGTGCAGCAGGGCTTGTCCCTTCATCTCCGGTTACAGCTTACACCAATGGCATGCGGTTTACCGGCATTGCGGCGGCAACCAATACGGCTTCAGTTACGGCAGTCGTGGGATCTTTGGCGGCACTTAATGTCTACAAGGATTCGTTGTCAGGACCGGTGGTGTTGACGGGGCAGGAGATCGTTGCTTCTTGTGCCTTCAGTCTGGTTTACGATTCAACCCTCAATTCCGGAAGCGGCGGGTTTCATCTTATTTCCACGACTGCACAGGCTTCATCCAGGATCAATCCCTCGTCGATACAGGTTAACGGCAACAGCATCCTGACCAACTTGGTGTCCGGCACTTTCGCGCTCACTTTCACCGCGACCCCCGGGTGGTCGTCTCAGGACCAGTTGTTTTCGTTTACCGCAGCGATTGCTGCTGCCCAGAGTTCACAACTGCCCGCAGTAGGGGATTTCGTCCAAGTGACTCCTCCTTCCATTGCTGCCGCGGGCGTTAGTTACGCCGCAATGGTCACAGCGGGAGGTTCCCTGAGTTCAACAGCATCGGCATCGACGCTTGCCATCCGGCTGATCAACTCGGCGTCGGCGTCGCTGGCTTCCAACAGCGGCGTGTATCGCTACGCAGCTATGAGGTCATCGCCATGAGTGGCCTTGCGAGCCTCTACAACGTTCCGAGCACTGACGAGGAGCGGGCGCAATGGGCGTTCGCGCACATGGCGCACCACCGGGATATCAGCCGGCGAATATATCTTCTGGTTAAGGTGGCGCTGCCGGAGTATATCCTTGACCCGATCGATCCGAACGATCCCGGCGAGTGGGAATACCAGCACCAGATCATGCACGACAACCAGAACGAAATTCTTGGTATTCAGGGGCAGGATCTCACCGGCATCGACTGGAGTAATCGCAACCTGATGGCGGCGTGGATACAGTTGAACAGTTCGGAGCACTATCAGGCGTCGAACATATTGGGAATTGGATGACATGGCTGAAGCAGCACTGAAAATCGAACCGCGCGAACTGGCCTTTGTCCGCAGGTTCGAACTCGCCGACCTCACCACGCATGGACCGTGGCTGATGAAGCGGTTCATGCTCAAGCTGCCCGACGTGCGCGAGCAGTACATCGGCGGTTACCTGCGCGGGCTGGTCTACGACAACGAGCATCTGTTCCTCTATCAGGATAATGCGGTGGCGCTGGCCCAGATCGTGCACAGCCCCGGCATCAAGTCGGTCAAGGTGGTGCAGGAGCGCTTCGTCTGGATGCGCAACCGCGAGGACAAGGCGCAGCAGGAAGCCGCCGCTGACTTCTACGAGCACTTCAAGGCATGGGCCAAGCGGCTCGGCGCCGAGCGCATCAACGTGCGTGAAGACTCCGACGTGCCGAAGGCCATGATCGAAGCCCGACTCGGCCGCCTGTTCGACACCACCGTCAGCCACGCGAGGGTGTGATGGAACTCAAGACGCAATGTACATGGCACTACATGGTCGATGGTTCGATCGTGGTTAAGGAAGAGGGGCAACCGCTGAAAGTGATTGAGCCGCAAGAAGACGGCTATATCCGATTCCAGTTACAAAAAGAGGGACCGGCGATGACCGATCCTCCGATCCGGTTGGCTACGGCCGATGAAAATTACCGCTTTCTAATGGGCTGGTGACATGGTCGACTTCGCCCTTGAGCCCCTGATCACCGCGCAGCCCGACATAGACCGGATGCTGCCGGCGCAGTGGGCGCACACGGGCGATTCCGAGGTTCAGTGCAAGCCGAACTGGAATCTGTACCGGCAGCTCAACGAGCGCGGAGCTGCGTTCCTGGTCATGGCCCGGCAGGACGGTGAGGCGGTCGGTTACCTCGCGGCGTTCGTCTACCCCCACCCGAATGCCATGGGGGAACTCAAGGCCGAGATCCCGACCTACTACGTCAAGGAAGGGCCGATTCGGGCTCTTGTGCTCAGCCGGATGGTCGATTTCACGCTTGAGCAA